AAAAATTCCCCGGCGGGATATTTTTGAAAAAGCTTTTATATCTCTTTGATAACATTTAGGTGGTTTTATGAGGTATGTATGATGTACTGCCACGGATTTTTTATACTGCTTGCCATTTTTTACCGTTTGGTATTTTTGTTTGGATTGATGATTATTTTTGCCATGTGAATATTCTCCTTTCGCCTCATAAAACCACCTAAATGTTATCAAAGAGATATCTAAAAGTCATCTAAAAGTCATCGAGAGTAAATGGTAAATCAAACGAATAGAGAAGGTTGAGAGAAGAAAGGAGATAGTACTTGTGAATAAAACCAAAGCTGTAAGCGAGTCTAAAAGAATGCGACCAGCCATAACTCCAGAAGCTAGAGAAAATCAGATGATATCCTTGGCTATGGATCTTGCAGAGCAACAATTACGAGATGGTACTGCTTCTTCTCAGCTTATAACTGAGTTTGTCAAACGAGGGTCGACAAAAGCTAGACTTGAAAAAGAGATTTTAGCAGAACAAAAGGAACTCATGGCTGCTAAAAAAGAATCTATACAATCGGCTAAAAGAGTGGAAGAACTATACACCAATGCCCTCAATGCTATGCGTAGATACAGCGGACAAGAAGAGGAGTGTGGTGAAGATGATGACTCAGAAGACGATTATTAGATCGTATTCAGAACTAGTCAAACTAGCCACATTCGAAGAACGCTTTGAGTATTTACAACTTGGTGGATCAGTTGGTAAAGATACTTTTGGGTATGATCGGTATATAAATCAACTCTTTTACAGATCGCAGAAATGGCGATCTATAAGAGATAAAGTGATTATTCGAGATAATGGATGTGATCTCGGAGTCGATGGCTACGATATACATAGCAATGTATTAATTCATCACATGAATCCTATTACCATGGAAGATATTAATCGAGAGAGTGATTTCCTACTTAATCCAGAGTTTCTAATCACAACCACGCATAGAACACACAATGCGATCCATTATGGTAATATAAGTATCTTACCGATGATGCCAACTGAAAGAATGAAAAATGACACATGTCCTTGGCGACATTAATAAAGGAGGAAATTAAAATGAGTAATAAAAATTTTAAAAATCAGAGCTACCGTAACTATGGTCAGTATTCCAAGCAAAACGAAGAGAATGAAAAAACAGTAGTTTCGGAAAGCGCTAACGTAGAAAGTACCAATGCGGAAGGAACAGCTGAAAAAGCGACTGACGAGTTTAAGACCTCATTTGGTATGGTTAATTGTTCAAGACTGAACATTCGTAAACGTCCGGACATTGACTCGGACCCTCTTTGTGTAGTCGAGAAAGACTGTAAACTTGAGGTCGATTCTAATTATCAAAATGACGATTGGATTAAGGTTATTACACCCGATGGAGTATCAGGATATTGCATGCTGAAATTCGTCGACCTCAAATAAGGAGGGATTAGATGGAAAGCATATTAACGTCAATAAAAAAACTGTTAGGGATTCCAGAGGAATATACCGCATTTGATCAGGACGTTATAATCCATATAAATTCTGTATTTATGATCCTAACGCAACTCGGCGTGGGTCCGTCAAATGGATTTTCAATTACCGATGAAGATGATACGTGGGACGACTATGTATCAGATCAAACCAAAATAGAGTTGGTTAAATCATATATCTATTTAAAGGTTAAACTCATATTTGACCCACCAACTAGTTCTGCTGCTATCGATTCCATAAACAGACAAATTAGTGAATTTGAATGGCGACTTAATGTTGCGTCGGAAACAGATATGACTTTGTAGAGAGGAGGGGTAAACAATGAGTAAGTTTTTATCACATTCTGGAGTAAAGGGAATGAGATGGGGTGTTAGACGTTATCAGAATTCTGATGGATCTTTAACCGATGCTGGTAGAAAACGTTATGAGCGGGATCAACGAGAAAATTCCGGAAAGAAAAAAGGTAATAAAGTTGGATCCGCAGATCCTAATCGTTGGATTAAAGAAGATATGGAACGATCCAAAAGATTGGTTAATGAAGGTTCTAACATGGCTAATAACCTTAAGAATGTTAATGCTAACCGTGGTAAGAATCGGACAAAAACCAAAATGGATCTCAGTAACATGACTGATAAAGAGATGCGTGAAAGAATTAACAGAGAATTCTTGGAACGACAATATAACGATTTATTCTCGCCACAGAAAATATCCAAAGGTAAAGAAAGAGCCAATAAGATTCTTGAAACCGCAGGAAGTGCACTAACGATTACAGGTTCAGCATTGAGCATTGCTCTCGCCATAAAAGAACTTAGGGGGTGATCGAATGAGTAACAATGAATTAATGCATTATGGAGTGCTTGGTATGAAGTGGGGTAAGCGAAAAACCAGTCTCGGTAATAGATACCATAGCAGAGCTGCTCGAAGTGTTCAGAAAGATGCTGATGAATTACGAAAAAGCGGACGTGAAAGTGAGGCTAAAGCTGTTCAGAAAGTAGCTGATAAACATCGCGCTAAAGCCGTAGCTTCACAGAAAAAGTACGATATAAAACGAGAGCACAAACAAGCGATTAATAAGGCGTATCAAAACATTATAAAAAATGAGTCAATCGGTAGTCGAATGACATATCAAAAAGATGTTTATAAAAAAGCCGCAAAGAACATGATCAATAAAGGTATGGATCAGAAAACAGCAGTATCAAAAGCTAAGATTGCCGCTTGGAGAAATTATGGTCTAATAGTCGCTGGCCAGTATGTATATCGAAACAAAAATAAGATCATAAGCAGTGTTAAAAAATACGCTAATCAAAAGGGGATGCAGCGAGCTAATGCTGGTCTCGCTAAGATCGGAACTATGAAACTGGTTAAGGTCGCCGGAAATGTTTACGAGTATAAAATGAAATAAGGAGAACAAATATGGCATTGTCGAATACAGCCACACCAAAGTATTACGGCCAATTTCGAGATGCCGTAATCAATGGTGAGATACCGGTATGTAAAGAGATTTCAATGGAGATGAATCGAATAGATGATTTAATAGCTAACCCTGGAATTTGGTATGACGACCAAGCAATCCAGGGTTTTATTGATTATTGCGAGAATGAACTCACATTAACCAATGGTGAAGATCTACATCTTCTTGATTCATTTAAACTTTGGGCTGAACAGATTTTCGGCTGGTATTACTTTGTCGAACGAAGCGTTTACGAGCCATCTCCAGATGGACATGGTGGACGTTATATAAAAAAGCAGATAAAGAAACGGCTTGTTAATAAGCAGTATCTCATCGTAGCCAGAGGCGCGGCGAAATCTATGTATGCGTCATGCATTCAGAACTTCTTTCTTAATGTTGACACGTCAACGACTCACCAGGTTACGACTGCTCCGACGATGAAGCAGGCTGAAGAGGTCATGGCTCCGATTCGAACAGCAATCACTAGAGCTAGAGGACCGTTGTTTCAGTTTCTAACTGAAGGCTCTTTGCAGAATACGACAGGTTCGAAAGCAAATCGTATGAAGTTAGCCGCTACAAAGAAAGGCGTCGAGAACTTCTTAACTGGATCATTGCTTGAGATTCGTCCAATGAGTATCGATAAACTTCAGGGACTTAACAGTAGAATCAATACTGTGGATGAGTGGCTTTCCGGAGATATTCGTGAAGATGTTATTGGTGCTTTAGAGCAGGGTGCTTCTAAGAACGATGATTATCTTATCGTAGCTATAAGCTCAGAAGGTACAGTCCGTAACGGATCTGGCGATGACATCAAAATGGAATTGATGGACATCTTAAAAGGTGACTACATCAATCCACATGTGTCCATTTGGTACTACAAACTTGATAATGTTGAAGAAGTTTCAAATCCTGAGATGTGGTTGAAAGCGAATCCTAATCTTGGAAAGACGGTAACTTACGAAACATATCAGTTGGATGTCGAAAGAGCTGAGAAAGCACCAGCTGCTCGAAATGATATCTTAGCAAAACGATTTGGAATTCCAATGGAAGGTTATACATATTACTTCACTTATGAAGAGACACTTCCCCATAGAAAACGAGATTTCTGGGGGGTGCCTTGTTCTTTGGGAGCAGACCTTTCACAAGGTGATGACTTTTGTGCATTCACTTTCATGTTCCCTCTTTCTAATGGCGCGTTCGGCATTAAGACAAGGAACTATATTTCTTCTACCACACTTATGAAGTTACCTGCTTCTATGCGAATTAAGTATGACTCATTCATGAAAGAAGGAAGTTTGATTGTTTTAGAAGGCGCTGTCCTTGACATGGATCAGGTTTATGATGATCTCGATGCGCATATTATCGCTTGCGAATACGACGTTCGATCCTTTGGTTTTGACCCATACAATGCAAAATCATTCGTGGCTAGATGGGAAACAGATAATGGTCCTTTTGGTATAGAAAAGGTAATTCAGGGTGCTAGAACTGAATCGGTTCCTTTGGGTGAATTAAAGAAACTATCAGAAGAGCGATTATTACTTTTCGATGAAGAACTTATGGAATTTGCTATGGGTAACTGCATCACCTTAGAAGATACAAATGGTAACAGAAAACTTTTGAAGAAGCGATACGACCAAAAGATCGATGCTGTTGCAGCTATGATGGATGCTTATGTCGCTTATAAACTCAACAAAGATGCTTTTGAATAGGAGGATTAAAAAATGGGATTAACAAATAGACTCCAGCATGCCTGGAATGCTTTTATGAACAGAGATCCGACAGCCTATTATACAAATGCTGGTGGTAATTACTATGTACATAGACCAGATCGAATACGGTTATCACGGGGTAATGAGCGATCGATTGTTACGTCTATTTATAATCGAATCGGTTTGGATGTGGCATCTATTAATATCAATCATTGTAAATTAGATAAAGATGATCGGTTTGTCGGATTTATAGATTCAGGTTTGAATAATTGTTTAAATCTGGAAGCTAATATCGACCAAACAGGACAGGCTCTTAAACAAGATATTGTTATGTCTATGTTGGATGAAGGCGTCGTGGCAATTGTTCCGATAGATACAACATTAGACCCGACAGTAACAGGCTCGTATGATATTCAGACAATGCGAACCGGAGAAATTCTGGAATGGTATCCAGCTTATGTAAAAGTAAAAATTTACAATGATAAAAAAGGATATTACGAGGAGCTTGTGTTACCTAAGAGTATGGTCGGTATTGTTGAAAATCCATTCTATTCAATTATGAATGAACCGAACTCTACTATGCAACGTCTTATAAGAAAACTTAATCTTTTGGACGTTATCGACGATCAGAGTGGGTCTGGAAAATTGGATTTGATAATCCAATTACCGTACACTATAAAATCACCGACAAAACGTCAACAAGCCGACGAGAGGCGAAAACAAATAGAGGAGCAGTTAACTAATTCGAAGTATGGTATCGCTTATGCGGACGCAACAGAGCGTATCACACAGTTGAATCGATCAGTAGACAACAATCTAATGTCTCAGATTGAATATTTAACGAGTATGCTATATAGCCAGTTAGGAATCACTCAGAGTATATTAGATGGAACCGCCGACGAGCAAACACAATTGAATTATTTAACCCATACCGTTGAGCCGATTCTATCAGCAATCGTTGACGAGATGAAACGTAAATTCCTAACAAAAACTGCTAGGTCACAGAAACAGACAATTTCATATTTTAGAGACCCGTTCAAGCTTGTTCCAGTTAACAATATTGCGGAAATAGCAGATAAGTTTACTAGAAATGAAATCATGACGTCGAATGAGATCAGACAGAAGATAGGGATGAAACCGTCAGATGATCCGAAAGCTGATCAACTTATGAATAGCAACATAAGTCAGGCTTCGGAACAAATGGAACCAGATAAAGAATCAAATATGGAAGGAGAAGAAAATCGAAATGAAGGATTATGATTTTTGTGGATGGGCGACTAAAAACAACCTTAAATGCTCTGATGGTAGAACTATCATGAAAGATGCATTTAAACATATGGATGGAAAAGTTGTCCCTCTCGTATGGAACCACAAGCATGAAGGAGTGGTTGATGTACTTGGACATGCATTGTTAGAGAATCGTGACGAAGGCGTTTATGCTTACGGAACATTCAATGACACCGAGTCTGGACAAACTGCGAAGCTGCTTGTACAACATGGCGATGTAGATGCATTGTCTATTTTCGCAAACAATCTGAAACAGAATATGGCTAACGTTGTTCATGGTGATATCCGTGAAGTAAGCCTTGTTCTTGCCGGAGCTAATCCAGGAGCATTCATCGAATCAGTCGTCAGACATGGAGAAGAGTCAGAAGAGGAAGCTCGAATCTTTACGGGTGAATATATTTCACTTGAAGATAACATTCAACACGCTGAACCTGAAGCTTCAAAAAAAGATGATAATTCCGAAAAGAAGCCGGAAGACAATAAAGATTCCGGAAAAGAAAAAACATTTCAAGAGGTTTTCGATTCAATGAATGAAGACCAAAAAACTTTCGTTTATGCATTATTGGGTTCAGTTGACGATGATTCGGACGACGAAGAGCCAGAAAAAGAAGAATCAAAAGGAGGAAATGAAACAATGAAACATAATGTATTTGACGGTGCTGAAACCGAAAACAAGGATGTGCTCAGCCATTCCGATCAGGAGGCTATCGTTGAACTTGCTAAACAGAGTGGTGTTGGAAGTTTGAAAGCAGCCATGGAAATCTACGCTAACGAAAACGAGCAGCTGGCTCATGGATTCGAGAATTACGATCAGTTGTTCCCAGAATACGAGCTTACTAAGAAAGGCGCTCCTGAGTTACTTGAAAGAGATCAGTCCTGGATCGCTGGTGTAATGGGCAAAATTCATAAAAGCCCTATCAGCCGTATCCGTACACGTCAGGCTGATTCTCGTATCGCTGAACTGAGAGCAAAAGGTTACCAGAATAAAGGTGACGAGAAGAAAGTTTCCGCTAACATCAAACTGTTGAGCAGAACAACAGATCCACAGACTGTCTACATTAAAGACAACATGCATCGTGATGACATCATCGACATTACAGATTTTGATGTCGTTGAGTATCAGTGGAATGTTATGCGCCACACATTGAACGAGGAACTTGCTTTGGCAGCTTTGATCGGTGATGGTCGTGAAGAGGGCGATCCAGACAAGATTCATGAGACTCACATTCGTTCTATCTGGAATGATGATGAGTTGTATACGATCCATAAAGATGTTGACATTGCAGCAGCAAAAGCTGAACTTCAGGGAACAAACACCGGAGCTAACTTTGGCGAGAATTACATCTATGCCGAAGCTATCATCACAGCGGCATTGTATTCCCGTGAGAAGTACAAAGGATCTGGAACACCGGATTTGTATTGCACTCCTCACTTGTTGAACGTGATGCTGCTTGCGCGTGACTTGAATGGTCGTCGCATCTATGACTCTAAGTCTGATTTGGCAGCAGCTCTTAACGTAGGCGAAATCTACACAGTTGAGCAGTTCGAGGGTAGAACTAGAACAACTTCCGATGGTAAAACTAAGAAGTTGCTCGGCTTGTTCGTAAACCTTGCAGACTATCAGTTCGGATCCACCAGAGGCGGCGAGATTACCAAATTCGAAGATTTCGATATAGACTTCAACCGCTATAAGTATCTGTTGGAAACAAGACTTTCCGGTGCACTTACAAAAGTGTATTCTGCTATTGCTTTGGAAGAGCCTGTTTCTTCAACAACTGCAAGTGATCAGGAAGAACCACAGGGTTAATGAGATCGGAGGAATAATTCAAAATGGGTAAATGGTATGGAAAAATCGGCTATGCTGAAACGGTAGAAACCGGACCTGGAGTTTGGGAAGAACAAATTACCGAACGTTCGTATTATGGAGATGTTATCTCTAGTCGCTGGATGCGCCAATCTGCGGATAAAGTAAATAGCGACATTAATCCATCAAACATGATCAGCATATTAGCCGATCCATTTGCCGTTCGGAATTGTTCTTCTATCGTTTACATCGAATATGCAGGAGCCAAATGGAAAGTAACAAATGTTGAGGTTCAATACCCTAGGTTAATATTGACTATGGGAGGTGTATACAATGTCCAACAGACTTGAATTGCAAAAAAAACTCGAAGAGTTATTGGGAAGTAAAAATGTGTATTACCAACCTCCCGAGTCAGTAGTAATGAACTATCCGGCTATATGTTATTCGAAAATGAAACCCGACGTTAAACACGCAGATAATGGAATTTACTTAAAAACAAATTGCTATGAAATTATCGTAATTAGTAAACGGCCAGACGAACCCGTTATTGACGAAATTGAAAAACTTCAAAACTGTCAATGGGATCGACACTACAAGGCCGATAATCTAAATCACGATGTTTTAACACTATATTATTAAAAAGGAGGACAAAAAATATGTCTAAACTTGTTTGGGATCAGACCGGTGCTCGTGAGTATGAGACTGGTGTGAAAAGTGGCGTCTTGTATCCACAGGACGAAAACGGTGCTTATCCAAAAGGTGTCGCTTGGAATGGTCTTATTTCTGTAACAGAAAGTCCAGAAGGCGCTGAGCCTACACCATTGTATGCTGATGACATTAAGTATTTGAATCTCTTGTCAGCTGAAGAGTTCAAAGCTACCATTGAGGCTTATATGTCTCCGCCAGAGTTTGATGAGTGCGATGGAACCGCAGAAGTTGCAACAGGCGTTACCATTGGTCAGCAGAAGCGTAAACAGTTCGGTATGGTTTATAAAACCACGATCGGTAATGACACTAAAGGAAATGACTATGGCTATAAGCTGCACATCATTTATGGTGCTTTAGCTGCTCCTTCGGAGAAAGAATATCAGACTATCAATGATAGCCCAGAGGCGACCACCCTTTCTTGGGAAGTAAGCACAACACCAGTTAGCGTCGAAGGATTCGAACCGACAGCAACTCTTACAATTGACAGTACGAAAGTGGATGCTACGAAGCTCGCTGCCCTGGAAGCAATTCTGTTTGGTTCTGCGGAAAAAGAGGCTCGTTTACCACTTCCAGATGAGATCATCACTACTGTTATCACAGAAGGCTAAAAAAAATAACAACTTGTTGGAGGGTCTCGTTTTAATAACGGGGCCTTCTTTTTAATGAAAGGAGATTATTATTATGTTAAGAAAGACAATTACTTACATTGATTATAATGGCGTTGAAAGAACCGAGGACTTTTTCTTTAATTTGACAAAGGCAGAGCTGATCGAGATCGAAATGGGTACAACTGGTGGATTGGTTGAAATGGTTAATCGAATCGTTGCAGCGCAGGATGCCCCTGCCATCATCAAAGTATTCAAAGATCTGGTGTTGAAAGCTTACGGTCAAAAGAGTCCAGATGGAAGGGCGTTCATCAAGACAGATGAATTGAGAAAAGAATTCGAATCAACAGAAGCTTATTCGGAATTATTTGTAGAATTATCTACAAATGCCGAAGCAGCAGCAGACTTTGTTAACGGTATTATGCCATCGGATTCTAAAGTTAGTGGAACCGAAAAGAACCAGGCAATAACAAATAAAGTGGAGTCATTGCCTATTAAATAATTATATTGGAGGGAAGTCGAATGCTTGAGATCACAATTCCGGAAACGGAACTATGGGATGAACATAGCGAAACATTCGTAAGTGTAAAAAAATGCACGTTGCGTCTTGAGCATTCGCTTGTCTCAGTTTCAAAATGGGAATCAAAATGGTGCAAATCTTACTTTTCTAAAAAATCGAAAACAAGAGAAGAAATAATAGATTACATAAGATGTATGACAATCACACAAAATGTGAATCCATATGTCTACTATTGTTTAACCATGGAAAATGAAGAACAGATAAACAATTACATCAATGCTCCTATGACGGGAATTACGTTCGCTAAAGATAATAATGGTGGATCTAATAGAGAAACTGTTACCGCTGAGATTATTTATTATTGGATGATCACATTAGGAATACCATTCGAGTGTCAAAAGTGGCATTTGAATCGACTTATATCATTGATTAAGGTTTGCAACATTAAGAATCAGCCACCTAAAAAGAGAAGTCGTAGCGAGATTGCATCGCATCATGCAGCGATAAATGCTGCTCGTAGAAAAGCTAGAAAGAAATAGATAGGAGTGATAATTATGGGATACCCATCTATGAATAAGAATTATCAACAGACAAAGTACAACGTTACAAAATGTTCTGACAGAAGAGTTGGTAAAAAAGTTAAAAATATTGTAATACATAACACGGGAACAAAAGCGTCAGCAAAGAACAATTGCATTTATTTTGGCGGTGGAGACCGCGATGCTAGTGCTGACTATTTCATCGATAAAGATGGAAGCATTTATAAGTTCAATGCAAATTGTTCTAAGTATTATTCTTGGCATTGTGGAGATGGAAAAGGTAGATATGGAATTTGGAATAATACCAGTATTGGTATTGAAGTTGTAAGTGCTGATGAAAAATTTACAAAAGAACAAATTACATCACTTAAGAAATTAGTTAAAGCTATTCAAGCTGATTATGGTGTGAAAGATAAAGATGTGGTTCGTCATTACGATGCTTCTCATAAATTGTGTCCCGGATATTATTGTGGCAATGCCAATAAAGATAAACGGTGGAAAAAGTTATGGAAAGAGATCACATCCAACACAGGAAGTGGGACTAATAAGTCTAGTAAATCATCTAATGATAAAGACGATTCATATAAGGTTACAGTCACATGTGAATCGTTGAACATTCGAACCGGTCCGGGGACGAAGTACAGTGTAGTTGGACACACTGCGAAAGGTATAACTTATACCATAGTCGAGACAAAAAATGGCTGGGGTAAATTGAAGTCCGGGGCTGGATGGATTAGTTTGAAATACACGAAAAAAAAATAAAGGGGTTGATAAAATGATAAGTTTCAGACAAAAGGGCGATTTCTCTAAGTTAACCCGCTTCCTGGAGAGAGCGAAAGAAACAGTTAAACTCGGCGATCTCGATAAGTGCGGTCGAGCTGGAGTGGCCGCTCTTTCGTCTGTGACCCCTATTAAAACAGGAAAGACTGCCAATTCGTGGAGTTATGAAATAGTAAACAAAAGCGGGTTTGCGGAGATTGTATTCACGAATTCAAACATTCAAAATGGAGTTCCAATCGCTATTATTTTACAGTACGGTCATGGAACAAAAAATGGTGGATGGGTACAAGGACGAGATTACATTAACCCCGCGATTCAACCTATTTTTGATGAGATTGTAGACAACGCATGGAGGGAGGTTACTAAATTATGAGTAAAACCATTGACGAAAGAGTCGTCTCAATGCAGTTTGACAACAAGCAGTTTGAGAGTAATGTTAAGACCAGTATGTCGACACTTGATAAGCTGAAGCAAAGTTTGAACTTCAATGGAATGTCTAAAGGTTTAGAAGAAATCAATGCCTCAGCTAGAAAACTAGACTTTTCTGGAATTAGCAATGGAATTGACACAGTTAAAACAAAGTTCTCCTACCTCCAAGCTACAATACAACATCAGATAAACAATATAGTTGATTCTGCGGTCAGTGCTGGAAAACGAATATCTTCAGCGTTTACTATTGAACCAATAAAGTCTGGATTTGAAGAGTATGAAACTCAGATAAATGCAGTCCAGACAATCCTCGCCAATACCGAGAGTAAAGGAAGTACGTTAAAAGATGTAAACGGGGCATTAGATGAGCTTAATCACTATGCTGATAAAACCATCTATAACTTTACTGAGATGACTCGTAACATCGGTACATTCACAGCTGCTGGTGTTGATTTGGATACATCAGTATCAGCTATTAAAGGTATTGCGAACTTAGCAGCAGTGTCGGGATCGAATTCCCAGCAGGCATCGACCGCTATGTATCAGCTCTCTCAGGCTTTGGCTGCCGGAACCGTTAAACTTCAAGACTGGAACTCAGTTGTTAATGCTGGAATGGGCGGTCAGGTATTTCAGGATGCGTTAAAAGAAACTGCACGTGTTCACGGAATTAAGATCGATGATATGATCAAGAAAGAAGGATCATTCAGAGAGACGTTACAAAAAGGATGGTTATCTTCCGAGATTTTAACTGAGACGTTATCTAAGTTCACCGGAGATCTCAATGAGAAACAATTGAAATCCATGGGTTATACCGATGAGCAGATAAAGAAAATCATGAAAATGGGTAAAACAGCTAATGATGCCGCAACAAAGGTTAAAACGTTTACCCAGTTAATGGATACATTGAAGGAAGCAGCTCAATCAGGATGGACTCAAAGTTGGGAAATACTTGTCGGTGATTTCGAAGAAGCGAAAAAACTTTGGACCAGTGCATCTGATTATTTCAGTGATGCTATAAATAAATCGGCAGAAGCTCGTAATAATCTTTTAGAAGGTTGGGCTAAAGGCGGCGGACGAAAGATGGCTATTGAAGCCATAACAAATGCATTCAAGGGTCTGCTCGGTATCATAAAGCCAATAAAAGAAGCTTTTAGAGAAGTATTTCCAAGAATGACTTCAAAGCAGCTTCTTGAGATAACTAAAAACATTCGTGATTTAACACGGCATTTTAAATTATCTAGTACACAAACAAAAAACCTTAAGTCAACGTTTAAAGGCTTGTTTTCTGTTGTGGATATCGGTGTTACGTTTTTAAAAGAACTCGCTAGTGGTATCGTAAGATTGATAGGAAGCTTCACTGGCCTTGGCGATGGTGTTCTTGGTGTAACCGGTTCTATCGGTGATTGGTTAAGTGGTGTACGAGATTCAATAAAAGAAACTGATGTGTTTGGAAAGTCCATAGATGGGATGGTTAAATTCCTTCAAAATGGAATAGATAAATTCAAACAATTTGCAAGTTTTATAGCAGAGAAAATTCAAATGCCTGGATTTGAAGAGTTTCTCAAACTCATGCAAGGTATTTGGAATATTATACAAAAAGTAGGCTCTAAAATTTCCGAGATTGGATCTTCCATAGGGAGCGTTATTGCAGGTGCATTCCGAAATGGGGATATCAATTCAGCATTGGATATTGTTAATAGTGGAATATTTACTGGTATTCTTCTTGGACTTAATAAATTTATCGGTGGATTGACCGATGCTTTCAGCGATGTCGGTGGATTTCTAGATAAGATTAAAGGAATACTCGATGGAGTTAAAGGTAGTTTAGAAGCATGGCAACAACAGCTTAAAGCGGGAACGTTACTTAAAATCGCAGGCGCAATTGCTTTATTGGCTGGTTCTCTTGTTGTTTTATCGATGATTGATCCTGAACGACTAACCAATGCTCTAGGTGCGATTACTGTGCTATTCGGAAACTTGATGGGCGCTTTAGCGATATTTGATAAAATTGACGGATCATACAGCAAAGTTTCGAAAGCGTCTACTCTAATGATCGCCATGTCAATATCAATTCTTTTGTTGGCATCAGCGATGAAGAAAATAGCTGATCTTAGCTGGAGTGATATCGGAAAAGGGCTTACTGGTCTTGTCGGATTAACGTCCATTTTAGTAGCCGCAGCTAAGATAATGTCTTCTGAAAATAAGACAGTGGTTAAGGGTGCTGGTCAAATGATATTGATGGCCGCAGCTCTAAAGATTATGGTGTCTGTTTTAAAAGGCCTGTCGTCTTTAAGTTGGGAAGGTCTCGGAAAAGGACTTACCGGGGTTGCTGGCATACTATTAACTTTTGTCGGATTCCAGAAACTGATGTCGATGATAGATTCGAAGAAGATGATAAGCAGCTCAACCTCATTATTAATAATGGGTGCGGCGATGCAAATATTCGCAAGTGTGTGTAAGAAGTTCGAATCCATTAGTTGGGAAGGGCTTGGTAAAGCTGGAGCTGCTATAGGCGGCATATTAGCATTAGCCGCAGGATTTACATTGCTATCCGGGTATTCATCAAAATTAATTAAGAGTTCGGTGGCATTAGTGATAATCGGTGCTGCAATGGAAATATTTGCCGATGTATGCAAAAAGTTTGGAGCATTACAATGGGAATCTCTAGGTAAAGCTGGAGCTGCTATCGGCGGCATATTAGCATTAGCCGCAGGATTTACATTGCTATCTGGACTGTCATCCGGAATGTTGAAATCGGTTGTTAGTCTGACGATAATGGCCGGTGCAATGGAAATATTTGCCGATGTATGCCAAAAGTTTGGATCAATGGACTGGGAATCTCTAGGTAAAGCTGGAGCTGCAATAGGTGGTTTATTAGCGTTGGCGGCTGGATTTACATTGTTGTCTGGGCTATCACAAGGCATCATTAAGTCTTCCGCATCGTTACTTATTATGGCTGCTGCTCTTAGAGTATTTGTACCTGTCATGACTACGTTAGGTAGTATGAGTTGGGAGAGCATTGCTAAAGGATTATTGACAATTGCAGGTGCCTTCGCAATCATTGGTGTTGCTGGGGCAGTTCTCGCTCCAGTCGTACCAGCTATATTGGGTCTTGCTGGATCACTTGTGCTTATTGGTGTTGCCACATTAACTGTTGGCGCAGGTTTAATGGCTATTTCGGCTGGACTTACTGCTTTAGCCACAGTAACCGCAAGTGCTGCTACAGCCATAGTCGCATCACTTACTATAATAATAACCGGAATAATAAATTTGATCCCGGCAATCGCACAAAAAATAGGCGAAGCAATAATCGTTCTATGTGAAGTTATAGCTAAAGGTGTTCCGGCAATTGGCGAGGCGATCCGAGCTATTATAGTGACGTTGGTTAAAGTCCTTGTCGAATGTGTTCCAATGATAGTTGAAGGTGCGTTAGTATTAGTGACCAAAGTTTTGGCTTCTTTGGCTAGCCACATACAGGACATTGTTGGCTCCATAATGCAAATTATCATTGGTGTAATAAATGGAATAGCGAATAACATGCCAGCTCTTATTAAGGCAGTGGTTAATTTAATAGGTTCTTTGTTCAAAGGAGTAATAGAAGCTTTAAATGGAATAAACACGGATGGCCTGTTGAAGGCTATAGCGGGCATCGGTATGTTAACCGGTATAATGATAGCTTTATCAACTTTAGCGGCTCTTGTGCCTAGCGCCATGGTTGGCGTTTTAGCACTTGGAGTTCTTATTGCGGAATTGTCGGCAGTATTGGCTGCGGTTGGTGGTCTTGCTCAAATACCAGGTTTGAAATGGCTAATCAGTGAAGGCGGTAACTTACTTCAAGCTATAGGAACGGCGATAGGTCAGTTTATTGGTGGAATCGTTGGCGGCATAGCTGTCGGTGTTACATCTACGCTACCACAAGTCGGTACTAATCTGTCCAATTTTATGAAAAACGTAACGCCATTCATAGAAGGAGCAAAAGCAGTAACCCCCGAATCTTTGTCAGGCGTTAAGTCACTTGTCGGTGTTATTATGGCATTGACGGCTGCAAATATTCTTGATGGTATAGCGACGTTTATAACTGGAGAAAATAGCCTAACTAAATTCTCTAACCAGATCGTACCATTCGGTAAAGCAATGGCCGATTTCTCTGCCGCAGTATCTGGAAACATTGATGAAGGCGCTGTGACGGCCGCAGCTAATGCCGGTAAATTATTGGCTGAGATGGCTAGCGTGATACCTAATGAGGGCGGTTTAGTTAGCCTGTTTGCTGGCGACAATAAGTTAGAGGACTTTTATCCAAAACTTGTTCCTTTCGGTAAGGCTATGGCTGAGTTCTCATCTACAATAGCCGGTAAAATTGATGAAGGCGCTGTAACAGCCGCAGCAAATGCGGGTAAATTGTTGGCCGAGATGTCTAGCGAAATACCTAACCACGGTGGATTCTTTAGTCTATTTACGGGTGACAATAAGTTAGAGGACTTTTATCCAAAACTTGTTCCTTTTGGTAAGGCCATGGCTGATTTCTCTGCCGCAGTAGCCGGTAAAATCGATGAAGGCGCTGTGACGGCCGCAGCAAATGCAGGTAAAGCAATCTCGGAAATGTCAAACACCCTACCTAACAACGGTGGGTTCTTTAGTTTATTCACTGGTGATAATAAGCTAGAAGATTTCTATAAGAATATTGTTCCGTTCGGTGAAGCCATGGCTGATTTCTCAGCTGAGGTAGCTGGAAACATTGACGAAGGTGCTGTTACAGCAGCAGCCAATGCGGGTAAAGCAATTGCGGAGATGTCGAAAACACTTCCGAATCACGGCGGATTCTTTAGTCTATTTACGGGTGATAATAAGTTAGAGGACTTCTGTAATAATATTGTGCCGTTCGGTAAGGCTATGGCTGAGTTCTCATCTACAATAGCCGGTAAAATTGATGAAGGCGCTGTAACAGCCGCAGCAAATGCGGGTAAAGCCCTTGCTGAGATGCAGAGCGCTCTACCAAAAACAGGTGGGTTCTTTAGTTGGTTTTCGGGGGATGAAAGCCTCGAAGATTTCATTGAGGATCTTAAAGGTTTTGGAACTGGTATGGCTGAGTTCTCAGACAGTGTTAAGAACATCAAACCAGAAGCCGTGTCAGCAGCAGCAAGTACTGGTAAAGTACTCGTCGATATGGTAAAAGGTTTACCTGAGGATACTGATGTCGGAACGGTATTAAGTAAAATTCAAAATAACTTCCCTACAAACCTGGAAAATTTAGGGAAAGGTATAGCTTCGTTTTCGGATGCTGTTTCGAATAAAAAAATAAACAAAGAAAATGTGGAAGTAGCTAAAAGCGTCTTAAATACTATAACTGGAATGCTTAAAAAAGAGAATTCAAATATATTCTCTTCGGATTTCAAAGGTGAACAATTTAAGACCAATCTTTCTTTTGTTGGGAATGGTATTGCTGAATTTTGTAAGAAGTTCAACGATGATAATATTAACACTGAAAAAGCTAGTGAAGCAGCGAATGTTATTAAAAACATCATTGGTGGACTGTCAAGCAACAAAATAACATCATTCGTTAATTCGAAGGTTAATTATGCAGATTTCGGAACAAAACTTTCAGAGATGGGTAAAGCAATTTCTAAGTTTTCGAAGTCTCTTTCCGACGAGGAAATAAACGCAAAGGCCATCAACAAAGTTACCGAGATACTAAGCAATTTACCTGATACATCAAAAATCAACACATTCGCTTCTTCGAAAGTAGACTTTAAGGAATTCGGAAATAAACTATCAAGTCTAGGAAAAGCGGTTACTAAGTTTTCTAAATCGATGGGTGATAAGAAAGTTGATTTGAGTCCGGTGAATAACGCCATGACAACCATCGGTAAACTGATGGATAATCTTCCAGATAGTAAAAAGATACTTTCATTTACAAATAGTGAAGTTAATTTTGGAACTTTCGGGAATAAACTGGCTAGCATGGGTAAGGCGATAGTTAAATTTTCTAACGTATTTGTTGATAAGAAAGTGAACTTAGAACCTGCTAAAAATGCAATTAATGTTCTGAAAAGCCTTATGAACAATCTTCCAGATAGTAAAAAGATAATCTCATTTACGAACAGTGAGGTTAACTTTGGAACTCTCGGAAACAAATTATCCAGCATGGGTAAAGCAATTGTAAAGTTTTCGAATTCGGTGAACAATAAAAAGTTCAATCCAGAGGCTGGTATTAGTGCTATTAAACTTTTGAAAAAAGTTATGGCTAATCTTCCGAATACAGAGAAGATCAACGCCTTTGTATCAAGCAAAGTTAACTTCGGAGCTCTCGGAAACAAATTATCCAGCATGGGTAAAGCAATGACTAAGTTTTCGAATTCAGTTAGTGGAAAGGTAAATACATCCGATGTTAATTCGGCCATTAAAGCATGCAAGTCGCTCGTTAATCTTGCAAAAGGAATGGGTAATGTTGACTTTGGAAAAATGAGTTCCTTCTCCACAGGTCTCAAGAAATTAGGAAACGCTCAGGTCGATAAGTTTGTAAGCGCTTTCAAAAATTCCGGAGAAAAAATGAATAGCGCTGGTGCTGCTATGGCTAAGAACCTGAATAAGGGTATTAAAAACAACCTACCAGCAATACAGAAATCAGCTAAGAGTGTTTCTAACAGCGCTGTTAATGGTTTCAAATCCAAGCAGTCAGATGCTGCGAAAGCGGGGGAAGCTCTCGTTAAGAAATTTGCATCGGGAATAGCAAAGTCCGAAAGTTCAGTGTCTAAGAAAGGTAAAGCATTAGCTAGTAAAGCAATCTCAGGTGTTAAAGATAAATATGACGATTTCAAAAGCGCAGGAAAGTACCTAGGCAAAGGTTTAGCTAATGGTTTGGAAGAGAAACGTCAAAGTCTATACGATAAAGGTGCGTCTCTGGCTAAGTCTGCCAATAAAGGATTCACCGATAACGAAGAGATCAATTCGCCGTCAAAAGTGTGGTATGGATTCGGTGGTTATATGGTGAAAGGTCTTATCAATGCACTCGGTAAGGGCGAAAAAGACGTTTACAAATCTACAGCTAAAGTTGCTAAACAATCAACGAAATCTTTATCCGGTGCATTAAACAATGTCTCGGACATACTTAACATGGATGTTGATTCTCAACCAACAATTCGACCTGTTCTCGATTTGAGCGACATATCTGATGGTGCCGGAGCTATAAACGGAATGTTTGACATGCAGCCTTCAGTTGGTGTGATGTCTGATGTTAATTCTGTTAATTCCATGATGAATAGACGTCAAAATGGAAATGCAGCATTGCTGTCTGCGATTAAAGGATTAAGAAAAGATTTCGCTGATAGTGATAGTGGAGTAACTGTCGATGTTCATTTGGATTATAACGCAGGTTCTGATGCTAATGACATTGCTAATGACATAGCAACGAGTCTTCGTCGTGCAATAAGGAGAGGTGTTTAATGGCTAAAAGTAAGCTTACAAAACCGACTGTTTCTTTATCAAGAGACGGCTATAAATTTGTATTATCGTTTAGCGATATGGATTCAGATGCAGACTACATTTATATCAATAGAGCTGTTTATGAAGTTCAAGATTTAAAGAAGTCGCCGAATAGATCACCAGACGAGCATGCAGACATAGGAAATGCAAAAATTGGGGCCAAGAGAAATTCTTCTTGGTCCTTTACTTTGGACAAAAATAAATATTACCCATTTGTGTCCAGTGGAGAATCAGACTTAAATCAGAGGGTGTCAAAAGTAACATTTTTTGTTCACATTGAAGGTTGGCATACATACACAGTAAAACAAAAGAAAAAAAAAGGAAAAAAGACAGTAACCGTAAATGTAGAAAAGAAAGTGTGGCTTAGTTCTGATACGGTTAAAAAAGAATATAAGTTTGCGCCTGCTAAAAAACCATCTGTAGGATTAGCTTATAATCAGGACGGCACAACCTTTAATTTCGGTATAGACATTAACGATGATTTCGGTATTGACGACAATCATAAAGCTGTTGCCACTAGAGCCTGGGTATGGCTAAAATCTCAGGTTAAAGGTGAAAAAGTAAAAGATGTATCCGGCTATACTGGCAAATGGTATAACCGAGATTCCACACCTAATGTCACCAATAAAATAGCTGAAACTATATCGCCGGATATACCCAAAAAATTCATAGGTTATGCGTATTCTGCTGGTCCTGGCGGTAAATCAGAAGTAGTTACAGCGGAACATATTTTCGCTAAACCTAAAGCACCTGCAGCTCCGACAATAGTTCGTTCTAATGTGCTACAGAAAAGTGAAGTTGATAATGGGTACGGTATTTACCAAGTGTCATGGAATATTGACACCGGTGGTGGATGGTATCCGGTAGATAATGTCACTGTAGAATACAGAGACCAAGATGACTATAAAGGCGATTCCGATATCTATGGCGAACAAATGGGAACATGGTCTGAAGCAAAAGGAAATATTAATAGCTCCATACAAAGCATTCAAACGAATGAATTGGGTGCGGTTGCAGACGACAAAGTTCGATACTTTAGAATCAAAGCAGAGCATGACGGAAATGTAACCCCAGGATATGTTAGTGGTATTGTTGCATATGGAAAACCGAGTAATGTCAGTAGTTTCACCGCCAGCACTCCTCAAGATTACGGAAAAGAAGCATTGCTTTTCAAATGGTCGGAACCAACCAGCAAACTTCAAGGAACGAACCCGAATTCGAAACTTTACAATGGCGGTGTACTCGGTGAAGGCGGTAGACTTCGCATTCTCATATTCAAAAACACAACATCTAGCACTCCAATAAAAACTATTTATTATAGAAAAGGAGAGTGGGAAGATCATGAATGGGTGTACGAAATACCTGAAGAAGATCTAGACAAACCAGTCGATTATTGTGTTCAAGTTCGTGTTGGTCTCGATAATCTGGATCCTGGAGGAAAAAGTGATAATTTATGGTTATATAACATAATCGTTCCTGCTAAATGTAAGAATGTCAAAGGCACAAGACTTGCTAATAACACGGCTGTTGAACTTACTTGGGATAATCCAGAAAAAGATGACACCGTTAGAAATGGCGTCGAAGTGGCATGGTCTACATTTCCTCATGCGTGGGAATCGAATAGCGCTCCTTCAACAGCTAAATTCGCAAATGGAGCCATGACCAAAGCGTATATAACAGGTCTTACGGCAGGCGAATATTATTATTTTTGGGTTAGAAGATATGAAGAGCTGAACGATGGAAACATAAATTATAGTTTATGGTCTGACACATCGCCTGGAGTTCTTCTTGCTGGTAAACCAGACATACCAATATTAACATTATCTCGTTCTTGGATAAAAGAAGGTGGAAATCTATCAGCTCAATGGATGTATTATGCGAGTGGAAATCTACCGCAGCTATCCGCCCAGATAGAGATAAGCAAAGATAAATCAACATGGACTCCGATAGCCAGTGTTGTAGGAGAGGAAGACCGATGTACGATAGATATGAGCAATAAGATTAATAGCTCATATGAGTATTTATCTGGTGATTACTACTTAAAAGTTATAGTTAAAAACTCTATCGGCTCTTCAGAATCAGAGCCGATAGCTTTCAAAATAGCAACACCTCCTACATGTACTTTAACTAGTAGTTCTATTGTTGACTATACTTATGATACTCAGAATAGCAATACTGGTGTTACAGAATCAACCACTGTTAAATCACTTCGTTCATTGCCGCTTTCAGTTAATGTTAACGGCAATGGCGAATTGAATCTGTACGTTTATTGTATAGATAATTACGAAAAAGAACGGCCTGGTGGAATTGACGATTTATATGAGGGTGATTGCATATGGACCTTATCAGTCAAGGAAGGCGACTACACAATCAACAAAATTTCACTTATAGATGGTGGTAGGTATAGATTACAACTCGAATGCGTTGATCCTGATACTCTTCTAACGGCCGATCCTCAATTTATCGATTTCGAAGTTCACTGGAAACGTACAGCGATTGCTCCTAACGGATCCACAGTAACAATAAATGAGGATGGAACAGCAACGCTCGTACCTGTTAAACCGGAAGGCGCCTTAGATACCGACGTATGCGATATTTATAGAACTACCGCGGATGGACGATATCTGTGTTATAAAGGAGCTTCATGGGGCGCAAGCATTATTGATGAATTACCGACATTTGGTGAGACTATGGAAACGTCGTATTGCTTCTGTACTCGAACACCTGATGGGGATGAAGCATGGTGTGACATACCATATGAATTGTATGGTTCTGGAATCATCATCAATTATGTTTACGGTGTTTTGAAGTTACCATGGAATGTTACGATAGGTGATAACCGCAGTAAGCAAGGAGAAATAAGATCTCATCTTGGAGGATCCAAGCTATATTATGGCCAACCATATATAGAAAGAAGTCAAAGTCTGTCTACAGAGGTTGTGAAAATAGAAAATGAGGATCTTATAAATCAACTATACGAATTGTCCCGATACAGTAAAATTTGCTATGTTCGAACATCGAATTGTATCGGATATCCGGCAGTTGTTGATGTTTCGATTAATCGAGATTATAACAATGAAATCGTTAGCGTTTCTTTAAGCGCTAAAGAAGCAGATGCCAATAACGAGTTTTTAGGTAAAATACCTGAGTAATAAGAAATCGAGGAGGGGTCTTATATGGATTGGAATCAAGGATATACTGCCACGTTTCGTTTATATTCAGTAAACCAGTCTACATGGGGCGATGGGGGCGAGATCGAGAATCTTGTCTCCGCCTCGGTTACTAAAGATAACGAAAGTTCATTAATTGAAGATGCCAGTATTAGCATAGACGGCGAACCCGTAAAAGGATACGTTCGACTAGCACTGGAAGCAAAGAATACTACAGGAATGGCTAAAGTTAATTTAGGAACTTTTCTTGTTACATCACCAAAACGTTCGATAAACGGTGTACTTACCACCATTGATTTGGAATGTTACAGCGTATTAAAACCCGCCGACGATAAGCTTTTACCACCCGGTTGGTATTTCCCAGAAGGCGGCGATCCAATAGCGGGCGCCTATGAACTATTATCAGATTGTTTAAAATGCCCTATTGAACCTGCTGAGTCTGATATCCGTACGGACGAAGTAAAAGTAGCAGAAAGTAATGAAACCGTATTGTCTATGGCTAAATATTTATTGGAGGATACTGATTGGTTTATTTATATTGATGGACGTGGATGTGTGTCAATAAAAAAGAAATCTGACGACATTGTTAAGATGTTTGATACATATGGGAATGACGTTCTTATGCCGAGTATGACTGATGAGAGCGATATTTTCAACATACCGAACATTCTTCGAGTAACTGACAGTAGTGGTAATTATGAAACCATTTACAACAATGATGAAAACTCAGACACTTCGATAGAAAAATTAGGTTGGGAAAAATGGTCTTCTGAACAATTATCTCTTGACTATGGAGAAACATTGCTTGGAAAAGGCGGCGAACGAATGGAAGAGTTATCAAAGACCACAAGAAAGATTAACTATTCCAGAGAGTTCGATCCCGATATTAAATTGAATGATGTCGCTTTATATATGTTACCTCAACAAAGAATCGTTGGAACATTTAGAATAGTAAGTCAGTCTCTTTCCATAGGAAAGGGAATTGAAGTTAGCGAAATAGCAGAATTTGAAACCGAGAATTGGAGGGCATAGTATGGACGTAAAAACGCAAAAAATGTTTGCAGATATTATTAATAACGCCAACAAACGTACCGTGTCTCCATATTCTACAACTGCTAAAGTAAACAGCATCAATGGAAATACGATATATGTCGAGATACCGGGTAGTGACAGAATTACGCCCGTAAAAAGCAGCTCTGTATCCGTAAAGAAAGGTGATATCGTTGATTTGGTTGTATCGCATAACGATACTCATATCACGGGAAATCGTAGTGATGTAGCTGTATCACAGACAATGGTTGAACAGATTTCTCAAGCATTCGAAGCGGGTCAAATGGATGCTAACAATACGTTAGACTTATTTGGTAATAGAATTGTGATGATTGGTAATGATGTCAATGTGCAAAATACTAAAATCGATATGCTTGATGATAGTGTCAAAATCATCAGTTCAACCATTGAAACTGTCAATTCGGATATATCCGCTATAGAGTCGACTATCAAAACACAGAGTTCAGAAATTAAAACCATCAACTCGAATATATCTACTATTGAATCAACTATCAAAACACAGAGTTCAGAAATTAAAACGATTAATTCAACCATTGAAACTCTAGATTCCACTGTCAAAACACAGGGATCGAAAATTGAAACGATAGACTCAAATGTTAAGATCATAAATAGTGCTTTTATCATTAAAGATGGTAAGCTAACAGGTCTTAGTAAAATTGTTACAGGAATCCTTGATGCTGGATATGTTACAACAGATTTGCTAAATGCTGAAGTTGGTTGGATTGAGAATGGTAAGATTAAACGAGGCGCTATTGGTACGGTTGAAATAGCAGATGAATCAGTAACAACTGCTAAAATTAAAGATCTGTCGGCGGATGTTATTACGACAGGAACTCTTAAAACTGAGTGTCTTATTCTTACTACTGACGAAGTTGATCCTGTAACTGGAAATAAGAAAGTTGCCTTGATTACTGCTTTAAATGCCAAAGTAAATTCTGGAGAGGGCAACATTCTGGACGGCGCAGTAATTGCCGATGAAACCATTGAAGCATCGAAGATAACAGTCGTTGATTTGAATGCTTTTGGAGCTACAATTGGTAATTTTATCATTGGAACTTCAGATATACATAATGGCAAGGCCTCTTTGAAAGATCCAACGAACGGTGTTTATATAGGTACCGATGGAATTGCACTTGGACAAGGGTCATTGTTAGGTATGACTGACGATTCACCATTCAGAGTTGAATCAGATGGTGATTTTCATTTAGGAGCAAAAGATAACAATTACATAAACTTCAATGCTTTTACAGGTGAACTTGACATTAATGCCAAAAGCATCAAAATGGGTTCATCATCAATCGCCACCACAAAAAACGTTTCGGATGCTGTAGATACGTTGACCGAGACTCTCGAAAGTTATGCTACTTTGGAAGTAACAGACGACAAGATATCTACTGCTGTAACTGAGACTAAAGCATATACGGATACCATACAAATTGGTGGAAGAAATTTGATATTGAATTCTGATATATGGTCGAACAATGGATCATCATCTTCCGGTGTAACACGAAGTATTGAAAACGATATGCTAAAGGTCGTCGCTAATAGTGGAAATGGTAATTGGCATTCATTTCTTAGAAATAATGTGATAGAAGATAATCTTAATGATGGTGATTCGTTCACGTTTTCTATAGAAATTAAATCCGAAGATGGTACAGTACCACCATCGATATACTTCAAATCTGGTTTGGGGTATTTTAAAATGATTGGCTCTGTTACTTCTGAATTTTCATGGGTTCACTATACCGGAAAATGGAAAAAAGAAAATAATATATCTTTTCATTTTGGATGGCTTAGTTGTGTTGGTACTTATTATATTCGTAGAATTAAATTCGAAAAAGGTAATAAGTTAACAGACTGGACTCCAGCCCCAGAAGATGTAGAAGAGGATGCTACCAATAAAGCTAATGACGCTATAACGGAAGCTAAGTCGTATGTAGATCAAACCGCCGAATCCATAAGGTCTACCGTCGAAGGAGTAGACGGGAGATTAACAACAATGGAACAGAATGCCGACGGTTTCGCATGGACAATAGATAAAACCGCAATCGTATCTTCTGTAAACGAGTATTACAAGTCTACAAGTCCGACCTCTTTAACTGGAGGATCATGGTCGACATCTCAGCCAACGTGGACGCAAGGTACTTATATTTGGATGCGTAGTAAGAATACCAATGGAAAAGGAACCGTTAGTTATACTACAGCTGTTTGTGTGACAGGAAACACGGGCGCTACTGGTTCAAAAGGGTCGACAGGAGAAACTGGAAACGGCGTAAAGTCTTCATCTGTAACATATCAATCCAGCACATCCGGAACCACAGTGCCGACTGGAACTTGGTCTACAGGTATTCCTAGTGTTTCTGCTGGATCTTACCTATGGACAAAGACTGTTATTACATATACTAATAACACTACAACCACGTCTTATTCCGTTGGTAAGATGGGCACTAACGGTAAAGATGGATCTAATGGTTCAGACGGAAAAGGTATTAAATCAACAGCCGTAAGTTATCAAATATGGTCAAACGGTACATCAACACCAACGGGATCATGGAGTACCACTCCTTCAGCCACAACTGCGGAAAAGCCATATTTATGGACTAAAACAGTTATTACCTATACCGACAACACAACTTCAACTTCGTATTCTGTTGGTAGCACACCAGAAGGAATTGTCATTGGAGGTAGAAACCTACTTCTGAATAGTGAAGGTCCATTTGTTTTGGAAGCTAAAAACACTGGGACAGCGAGTGATAACTATAATTATTATAGGTTTTACGCTGCCATGATGGTTGGTGAGACATATACAATCAGTGCTGACGTTGAGGTATTAGAAGGGTCGTTTGACAAGATATCAATATATTCCTATCCTGGCGGTAAGAATGTTACGGTTCCTATTCCAACTAATAATCGAGTAACAGCCACATTTACAATAACGTCTGCTAATACAGATAGCATACTCATATATGCCGGTATCTCTGGCTCCACTCGTGGTAACAGCATCAGCATAACAAACGTCAAAATAGAAACAGGTAACAAAGCAACTGATTGGACACCTGCTCCGGAAGACGTTGTAGAAATGATTGATAATGTAGAAGTTGGAGGACGAAATTTACTTTCAGATACGAACGTTCCGTCTATGACGAAGAAGGCTGCCTCTGGCAATAAGTATTTAAGTGATTCTGGAAATGCTGACTATTCAACGGGGGCTTTTGCTGCGGTATCGAATTTGCCAATCCCTGAATTTACACACGTATATCGCTTCACCTGTACGACCGCTAGCTCGACATCAACGGCTGGGCGGTCTTTGTGTTTTTATAGTGGTGCAACTGTCCCTATGATTGATGGACAAGAGTACACAATGTCCATGTACGCACGTAAGACATCCGGAAATGGTAAGATTCGATTCTTGATCGGTTACGAAAGTTATCCAAATTACGATAATTATATCGATGTGACCTCTAAATGGGAACGATACTCATATACGTTCATTTATTCTGATTCGGCTACTGGTGGCTCTGGTGGAGCTAGAGCATATTTCGGAGCTAGTTGTGCTGTTGTTGGTGTTGTGGAGACATTCGGTTGGAAACTCGAAAAGGGTAATAAGGCAACTGACTGGAATTTGTCTGCTGCTGATCTTGTATACGCCTCTAACGAAGCGGCTAAGACAGCAAGCAATTTCATGTCTTACGATTCCACTAACGGGCTCTTAATCGGAAACAAAATATCGGGTTCTTGGTCTGGAACTCGTGCAAAAATTACTGCTAGTTCATTCAGTATTTTAGACGCAAGCGGTGTGGAATTAGCTAGCTATGGTTCAACATCTCGTATTGGTAAAACATCGGGAAAGAATGTTTATGTCGATGGAGACAGTATCGATATTCGAGACGGAACTAAAGTTCTTGCTACTTTTGATCAATATGGTTTAAAAATAGCAAATTCAAACGATGCTTCGGGATCACTTGGTGCCGGAACAAGTAAACCAGCGTTGGTTATTGGTACGGAAACCGGATACCACATCGAGATGGATAATAATGAGATCATGGCTAAATCCAACACCACTACATCAAGCCATCTGTTCTTAAATATGGAAGGTGGAAATGTAAGCGTTAACAACAATTGTGATAGAGCTATCATGTTTCAAGAAGGGGCTATGTATGCCAAAAACAAATCCTACAATGATGGAAAATATTTAGGCATAATAGATGGTCTCAATGAAAATGGAAACACAACTTTAGGATATGGCGGATATCTCAACAACATCGGCGAGACGAATATATACGGCGAAAAGATCAATCTCCGATCTAATGCTGGAATTAAAATCGAAGATGTTAATGGGAATGAATGTTTAAGAATCTATGATACCGACAAGGTGTCAATTGGATATCACGGATATTCCAACAATCAAGGAACAACATATTTAAGTGGATATGACGTTTGGGTTAGATCCTCTAATTATGTATATTCCGATAGACGTTTGAGGGTATTGTGGAGCGGTGCTCTATATATGAAAGACGGTCAATCTATCACTCTTGCTGATACGATATCCGATCAGTTAACTGGTGTTGTTTTAGCTTGGAGTGCTTATGCGGATGGAGCTGCTGGTAATTACGATTGGAATTACACTTTCATTCCAAAAGAACATGCTTTGAGGCACTCGGGAGCCGGTGTGTCCATGGCCTTGATCTCATCTACAGGTTGGACGAGAGCGTCTAAATACGTCTATATTTCAGACTCCACAATTTCAGGTCATAGCAACAATAACAAAGAATCTACAGAAGAGAATGGCTGGATAGTAAACCCAAGCAGATTCGTACTTAGATACGTCTATGGAGTATAGGAGGTGATATTTATGAGTGAAGAATTAACAAAGTTATACAACACGTTATTAGGTATTGAAACAAAAGGTGAAAGCACTAAATTGATGGGTGTATGTCTTCAGTTTCTCGAAAATCTGATAACAGAGGCGAAGTCAAAAGAAACAGCAAACAAAATCGAAGTAAATAAGGAGGTAGAAGAATGAAAAATGTATCCAAAACGACGATCGTACGTACGATCGCATTAATCGTATCCATTGCTAACTATGTACTTACTGCAAAAGGGAAAAACCCAATCCCATTTTCTGAGACTGCGGTATATGAAACTGTCTCTACAATTTTCTTGTGGGGATCGTCCATTGCTGCTTGGTGGAAGAATAATAGTTTCACATATGAGGCGATCACAGCAGACAAGCTGATGAAAGATATGAAAAAAGTACATAAAAACTAACAGAGGGAATCGATATGGATATTGAACACGAAAAACGACTTACAGAAGTCGAAACACGGTCAAAATCCAATTCCCACCGAATTGATGATTTAGAAAAAAGACAAGATAATTTGGATGAGTTAGTGGGGACTGTTAAAGTCTTAGCTGTTCGTGAAGAGAACGTTGAGATAGACGTTAAAGAGATTAAGAGCGACGTCAAAAGCTTAACTAATAAATCCGGGCAAAGGTGGGATGGTCTTGTTGATAAGATTATTATGACAATAATTGCCGCTCTTGTCGGCTTCGCTTTGGCTAAGTTTGGACTGTAAAAAAAGAGAGCCTCCGTCATCACGACAGGGGCTTTTCTTTTTTTCTTTTTTTCAGCTGCTTTTCTTTTTCTTTCCAACAATTCGTATACCACGCTCTCTTCTTTTTGCATATCCAAGTTTACCAGTACCGCCTAACTGTTCATCTATTGCATTCATAGCATCATAAGCTGTTTGATATAAGTTGTCATCTCCAGGTATGTCTGTATACCATCCTGAGTAAGTTCCTTCGATCCAATGACCTCTATATCTTGACGGTTTATATTCGTTGTTAACACTGTCTTTCCATACTATTCTCATTTTACAATTCCTCCTAAATGTTGATATATCAAGGTTTCTACACTGTTGCCACAAGGTATATATCATTAGGGTGTTATAAAAACTGCACCATGATGATATATACGCGGGGTAAAAGATAGCCCACACTATGGTGGGTCTATGATTTATTGATGTAAGTCTATGTCTAATATAAATTCTAAATCACTTTCTCTACTAAATTCAATTCTGCTGATTATACGTTTAAGAAATTCATTTTTCGTCGCTGCATCGATATCGTCATCCTGCATGGCTATGAACGCATCAGAGAGAAGAAGTAACTTTTCCTCATGTTCTACTTTTTCAGGTATTGTAAATTCTAACTCCTCAATTTGTTTCTCTAAAACTTCGATTCTTGTGTTGTGGATGTTCTTACGTTCAACAAATTCGTTATTTGTAATATCGTCATTCTCCCAAGAATCAAACAGTTTAGCTTTCTTCTTTTCGATCTTACGAATCTCTTTCTCTAGTTCTTCAATCTGTCGTTCTATAGCATTTTCGTCTACATCAGATGAGTTATCTACTTTCAACTCAAAGTCTTCTATATACATTTTCAAAGCGTGTGTAACCGCTGCTATCATATCCGAAGCAATAGCTGATTTGACTTTACATCCAGCCGCGTTATTTTTATGAACGATACGATCGTGTCGATCTTTACCGTATGGTTGATAATGCATCGCCTTTCCGCACTTCTTACAAAATACAAGACTAGCTAATGGATTTCTTAGTTTCAATCCCGATCTCGTTCTGTCTTTATAAAACTTCTTCTGAACTACTCTAAATGTTTCTTCGTCAATCAAAGCGTCTTTCATGTGTTTACCGTCGTATAACATATATTGGTCTGAATGGAATCTTGGACGAGTTATTTTTAATTCGCCATCCACCATAGTCTTGATACGCATACGGTCATTCCATCGTACTTTTCCCATATAAACAGGGTTTGTAAGGTAGGCTTTAACCGTATCTTTATGCCATTGTGATTCGCCTCGATAGGTGGGGACACCCATAGCAGTTAATCGCTTAGCTATTTCAAAGGTTGACAAGTTTTCTTTTGCAGACCATTCAAATATTTTCCTAATGTATGGTGCTTCAGCTTCATTCGGAACTAGTGTACGTTTAGTCTTAGTCTTGATTATATTGTATCCATACAGACGAAAAGCTCCCATATAGTTACCTTCTACGACGGCCTGCTTACGTCCACGATCCATACGTTTATGAATCATCTTATATTCTCGACGAGACATGAATAGTTCAAACTCCATGTACTCTTCATCTTCCTGACTATGTGCTACATCGTAAGTCTTTGTTGGGGTAATTACGAGAACTCCGTTATTCATATTTGAATATTTGAGACAATCCATAATCGTTTGAGCATCGCCTTGATTGCCACGTGATAGACGAGTGATCTCTACGACAAGGATCCCTTTATATTTTCCTTTATAGCAATCTTCTATTAGTTTCTGTATTTTTGGTCTACCAGCTATAGTATCTCCGGATTCTAGCTCCGTGTATATTTCCCCTATGTAGAATCCTTGCCTTGCTGCTAACTCTTCTAATATCTTACGATGCCTAGCAAGTGTCTCTCCTTCACCAAGCTTCTCTGCTTCTAAATCGGCCCTGGACTTACGTAAGTAAATTGCATAAACGTCTATTTTAAGAGCTCGATCGGCTGCGTTGTGCATATCAAATGTTGTCATGATGTTGGTCCTTTCTTTTGTTTCTCTCTTGAATAAAGTAAAAATTTGGTATATTCAATAATCTTATCATGCTCTTCATCAGTTAATTCTATTTCTCCAAAATTTTCGGCCCACATCTTAAATCGTTCGAGACGTACGTTATTTCTATCTCTCGAATCTCGTGTACCTTTTGTGAAGCTCTCCATCGATAATCGATAGTACTCTGATATGGTGTTGATTACTGAAAGCGGGATAAGTTTTTCTCCGGTCTCGTACTTACGCATATCGTCACTTGATATCCCGACTTCTTTCGAATATTCCTCAATTGTCATATTTCGGTTAACTCTCATTATTTTCAGTAATTCTCCAACAGTAACAGAGTCGTCGTTAGGCTTATTCTCCCAGCCCATCAAATATTGAGGGGTTGTTTCAAGTGCTTTTGCTAGTGGCTCAAGTATGTCTATTGGTAAATTTTCGATATCACCTTTCTCATATCGATAGACGGTCGCTCGGTTTTTATTCAACTTCACGGCCAATTCATCAACAGACATATGTAGTTCGTTTCTTCTCTCTTTAATTCGTTTCCCTACAGACATGTGTTTGCTCCTTTCTAACTTGAATAAGCATAGCATATATTTCGCGTTATATGCAAATATTTAAGAATTGTCGCAAATTGTGCAAAATAAAGTATTGACTGAATACGAAATGTAATGATATTCTCTTGTTGTCGCACACGATGCAATAACATTTAGGAGGTCTATAATATGAATACCAACTTATTGACTGAGAAAGTTCTTGAGAAAGGCATGGAACTCAGTAAAATCGCAAAGTTATTAGGAATTGATAAGATGACGCTTTATCGCAAATTAGCGAATTATGAACCGGTAACAATTCGAGAAGCCGAAATATTGAAAGATATTTTAGACCTTACGAACATGGAAGCGCTTGAAATTTTCTTAGGACGATAAGGAGGCGTTTATCATACGAGACTTCAGATACAAAAACGCAATCATACATATTAGTGGCGGACCAGATCGAGACACTTTAGAAGAAGCTGCTACTCGATTCTTTAAGAAAGTTTACATACAGAAACAAAAGAATAAAGACATTTAAGAATTCGCGAAATTTACAGTGTGTATTATGAGAGAATAAAAGGCGTTTGACCGGCCAATGAATAATTGGTGCCTGAGACAGGATAAACAGGAATCGATGCGTGTACGGAGTGAAACACTCATAAAAATTCAACGGTACATGTCTAACGACTTGGGATCGAAAACTCAAGCATTCTCTTTTTTTTTCTTCGAAAGGAATGACATTTATGGCAACAGTATTAAGATCAGAATTATCACCAAAGAACAAATATTACATTGACAAGCATCGATATTATGAGTTGAAGCATTTCTGTTTACAGTATCCCGAATGGAAACAAGCTTATGCGTATCTTGACGATGTAACAATTCCTTTATCTATGATTGAGAGTATTCCCACTGATAACATTCCAGGAGACCCAACCGCTAAACGAGCAATGACAAAAATATATTATGCTGAACGGATAAAACTAATAGAGAAAACAGCCATTGAGACTGATCCATACTTGTACGGCTATATAATTAAGGGTGTCACAGAAGGGAGATCTTATACGTATTTAAAATCAAAGTTAGATATGCCATGTGGAAAAGATATGTATTATGACAGGTACAGACGATTCTTTTGGTTACTTAATGAGTCGCGTCAATAACATGCTCCTTTATGGAAAGGAGGGGTTTAACATGAAAACTTTTAATAATTGGAGATGGCTTTATCACTGGACTAAAGCAGAAGAGGCTTTGAGTAAAGAAGATGAGGCTAAGTACAAAAAGCATAAAGAAAAAATGGATAGAATACTCTTACTTAAAATTAGAAAAGGTTGAGTCCTGATTGGGGCTCTTCTTTTTTTTGTTTTATTTTTAACCTAGATTAGAATTCTTCCTTAACCTAGATTAAAAGTTTTATATTTTCAGAACGTAGGTGACGGCGAATAATGCTAAATTCGTATTGTAAAAAATCCCGGGAGGAATATTTCTGAAAAACAATTTAGAAAGGAGGCGCACCCAAAACATACCCTATTATGGTAACGTTAATCAAAATTTTTAAGGAGGTAATTAATATGGACAAAACGTTATTAATGGAACTAATCGAACGTGAGCAAAACTACTTTGCTGATCAAACATCAGGTGGTGACGAATACGTAAGCTCGCAAAAACGATTGATGAATCTAAAATCTCAATTAACGGATTTGGAGAAGGCCGAGGCAGAACTCGAAACGGCTAAGGAAAAGCTTGAAGTAACGAAAGCTGAACTAGAAGTTACGAAGGATGTTGCAGTAAAAGAAGACAAAGACCGTTTAATAAGAAACGTTTTAGAGGGAATCAAGATCGGCAGCGGGATTGTACTTCCCATCATTGGATTGATTGCTATTACAGCAGTGGAAAAAGATACAACGTTTACGGGTTCATTAAGAACATACACAAGTTATTTCTTACCTAAGAAATTACAGTAAAGACGAAAACCGAAAGACGAGGGGTTATGGAAACATAGCCTCTTGTTTTTATTTAGGAGCGATATTTTGAGATATCATCATGAAAAACCACAAATCTATTTATCTATGTATGGCTCTACATATTCTTGCGATCATCCGGTGTATGACCGATGCACTTTATTTTTAATCGGTGATAAAGGATTAGCGATAATTCAGCAGCGTTTTGACCCAGAAACAAAAACGACTTGGTGGTCTGAGATAGATCCTTGGTTGACCGATCCTTTATATTTACATACGAAATTTAAAGAATTTTTTGAAGCTCGTTCTGGTCCGGCTACGGACGGTTTATATCCAACAGTAACAATACGACAAATTATGTGGTCATTGAAAATGAAGCCTATAAAAAGAGAACGTTGGGAGACTTGTTTTGACAGAAGAAATATTTAGCGAAGTTAACATGTCCTTTAATGAGAGAAAGAAACCAAAGGAGGAATTATTATGGACATGTTAATGTTAAAATTGTCTACAAAATTTATGAAGGGGATCGTAGCTAAGATTATATCGAAAAAATTATACAAAAAGCTCGGATACAAAATTGATATTCAGCTTAATGATGTACAAATTGATATGATAAATGGCGACATGAAACTTCACATCGATGCAGACACAAAAATGAATAAGACAGAATTCGAAAGACTTATGGAAGAGCTCGGAGAGGATTAGTCAGTAATGGCTTTTCCTTTTATTTTTCGCGAAATTTTCAGTGTGTATTATGAGAAACAGTTAGCTCAATTGGCAGAGCGACAGACTTAAGTCTGTAGGTTGTAGGTTCGAATCCTACACTGTTTCTTTTGCTTTTACCAAATAACTCGTAAGGGTGTGGAAGAAATGAACGCGCGACAATTTGTCAAACGTAATGCATCAACAATATTAACAGGTTTAGGATGTGTCGGTGTAGTAACAACGACCGTCACGGCAGTAAAAGCAACACCAAAGGCTCTTCGATTAATAGAAGAAGCAGAAAAAAAGAAAGGAGAGGAACTGACAAAATGGGAGAAAGTGAAAGTAACAGCTCCAACATATGCCACGTCAACGCTAATAGGAGCGACTACATTGATGTGTATCTTAGGAGCGAACACACTAAACAAGAAAACTCAAGCGTCAATTATGAGTGCGTATGGCCTACTGGATCGAGCTCACAAAGATTATAGACGAAAACTTGTAGAACTATATGGTGAAGAAACTCATCAAGATATTGTAAACTCTATCAACATTGAGAAAGCGAACGACACATATATTCATACATCATATTTGGGAACTGGATGCGAACTCTCTGTGGAAGAGCATTCTAGTGAACCCAAATTGTTTTATGATGTATATTCTAATCGATTCTTCGAGTCTACAATCGAACAGGTAATGGCCGCAGAATACCATTTGAATCGTAATTATATTCTTAGAGGATGCTCTGTCTTGAATGAATTGTATGACTTCTTAGGACTAGAGCCTACCGATTATGGTTCAATTATGGGTTGGGCGCCTCTTGACGAAGGTATGTATTGGATTGATTTTAATCATAAGAAAGAGTTCATGAAAGACGGCACCGAGTTTTATATTTTAGAAATGCCGTTTGCTCCTACTCTGGATTATGAAGAATATTAAGTCGCAAAGATTACAGTCACTATTATGGAAAGGAGGTACTTGACATGAAGCTTAAAATTGATGGAAAAAAAGCTTTGAGTATTGGGGTCACTGTGCTTGGGATAGCTGGAACGCTATTATCAGGCAAAGTCGATAACAATAATCGAAAAGCAATGAAAGAAGAATTGAAAGCAGAGTTGTTGAAGGAACTCAGAAAATAAATAATCGAGACTCAAACGAGTCTCTTTTATTTCTTTTTGTACATTCGCAAAACGAAAGGAGAATGAAATGAAAACAAATGTATCAAAAATCATTAAAGACACTAAAACGACAGTGTCTAAACATAGTCCTGAAATTTTAACAGGATTAGGAATCGCAGGCATGGCTGCTACTACTGTTCTTGCAGTAAAAGCCACTCCTAAAGCCATTTTATTGTTGAAAGAAGCAGAGAACGAAAAAGAAGATTCTCTCACAAAGATGGAAATGGTTAAAGTAGCTTGGAAACCATACATACCCGCAGCTGTTAGTGGTGTTGCATCTATTTCTTGTCTTATTGGCGCAAGCTCCGTAAATGCTAGAAGAAATGCAGCTCTAGCAGCAGCATATAACATTTCTCAAACAGCTTTAACCGAGTATAAAGACAAGGTTGTAGAAACGATAGGTGAAAAAAAGGAACGGGCAATCAAAGATAAGATCGCAAAAGAAAAGGTCGAAAAAGATCCCGTTACTAGATCAGAAGTGATCATCACCGAAAAAGGTAACACATTATGTTACGACGCAGCAACCGGAAGATATTTTAAGTCAGATATCGATAAGATCAAAAACGCTGTTAATGAACTTAATTTCAAAATGTTGAATGAGATGTATGTCTCGTTAAACGATTTCTTTGATAAATTAGGTTTGTCACATACGGAACTCGGAAATGAACTCGGATGGAATCTGGACGGAGGACAAGTCGAAGTTGACTTTAGTTCTCAAATAGCTGACGATGGAACACCGTGTTTGGTTATCGGCTATACAGTAGCACCTAGATACGATTATTCAAAATTGTATTAATTCGCAAAAATTACACTCGCTATTATGAGTAGTAAACTATAAAAAATTATATTTATTAAGGAGGACAAAAATATGTCTAATGAAAACGTTGAAACACCAGAGGTAATTGAAGGAATTGATGTGGTCGAATTGGAGCCGGAATGTGGATCAGAAGGAATTGGCTTGGCTAAGATCGCACTTGCGTCTTTGTTAGTAGTTGGAGGTGCAGCGGCACTCAGATACAAATTCAGAAGCAAGATCGAGGAGCGCCAGGTTGAGAAACTGAGAAAAAAAGGCTACACAATTCAGGAACCAGTAGAAGTTCTTGACGAGGAGGATGTTGAAGACTCAGAAAAATAATTCTTAGTTACATCTACAAAAAAGAAAGGAGGTACCCGTAACAGGGTATTTCCTTTTTTCTTTCAATGAAAGGAGAATGCTATGAATAAATATTCATACGATGGACCTGTGAAAATGTATGACGAATGTGTCGCTAGTCATTGGAAAGGTCAAACTATGGCAGTTTCAGAAAAGAAAGCAAAAAGCAATTTAGCATATCAATACAAAAAATCCCACAATTTATCATCAGATACAAAAATCACTCTTACTGGGAATGTAAATATTATTGAATGAAAGGAGAGCAACGATGGGTAATTATCCGGGGAATTCTCATAAAGTCAGAGAAGAAAACAAATCTTCCGACGCAAAGAAAATAAAAAAAGTTGTAAGCAAACCGGCGAAGACGAAGAAAAAAAGTGAATTGCGTAAATTCACAGAAGAGTTCATAGCTGAAGATGCTAATAACATAAAATCGTATGTGGTTAAAGACGTTCTTGTACCTACGATAAAGGACACCATTTGGGCTATTTTTACAAATAGTCTCGATATGATTTTGTTTAACGGTGATGGTTCTAAAGATCATAAAAGGCGAGGCAAGGCACCTAAAATTTCTTACCGTGACTATTATGATTCATCTAGCAGAGGAAGATCATATGAACCGAGAGACCGCTTTGATTACGACGATCTAGAGTTTGACAGTCGTGGAGAAGCAGATGCAGTATTGACTGGAATGTTTGAAGTATTAGATAGCTACGGAGTTGTAACTGTGTCGGATATGTATGATATGGCTGATGTTACGGCACCTTACACGGCTAACAAGTATGGCTGGACGAGTCTTCGTACGGCCGAAGTGGTGAGAGTTAGAAATGCCTATATTCTCAAGCTTCCAAAAGCAAAACCAATAGGATAACTAAAAAAAAAATAGAAAAGGAGATCAAACAATCATGAAAAAGAACGAAATTATGAACAAAGTAAGCCGATCCTTCGGAAAAGTTGGATTTAAATTGAAAAAGCACAGTCCTGAAATTCTGGCTGTAACGGGAACTATCGGTGTGGTGACAAGTGCAGTTATGGCTTGTAAAGCTACTACAAAACTCGGTGATATTTTGGAAAAATCGAAAAAAGAAATTGAGCTGATCAAATTTGCTTCAGAACATCCGGAAGAGCTGCCTGAAGAGTACACCGAAGAAGATGGTAAGAATGATATTCGCGTTTCATATGCGCATACTGTTGTAGATATCGTTAAGTTGTATGCACCGTCTGTTATTCTTGGAACGCTGTCAATCACAGCAATGCTTACATCAAACAACATTTTGCGTAAACGTAACATCGCTCTTGCAGCTGCTTATACCGCTGTCGACAAAGGTTTCAAAGAATATCGTAGTCGTGTTGTAGAACGTTTTGGTGAGGAGATCGATAAAGAAATTCGTTACAACCTTAAATCAAAAGAGATCGAGGAAACAATTGTTGACGAGAAGACCGGTAAAGAAAAGACAGTTAAGAAAACGGTAAATGTCATTGATCCATCTAACTACAGTGTATATGCTCGTTTCTATGACGACGGCTGCAACGGTTGGACTAAAAACCCAGAAGACAATTTATATTTCTTGAAATGTCAGGAGAACTACGCAAATGATCTACTCAAAACAAGAGGTCATCTGTTCTTGAATGAGGTATATGACATGATCGGCATTCCTCGTACACAGGCAGGTCAAATGGTAGGATGGATTTACGATGAGAAAAATCCTATTGGTGATAACTTTGTAGATTTCGGTATTCTTGATTTATACAATGAGAAGGCACGTGATTTCGTAAACGGCTACGAACGTACAATCCTTCTTGACTTCAACGTAGATGGTGAAATCTTCAGTAATCTATGAATGACAGGGATCAATGCTCCTGGATCAGGAAACCCAATGCGAGACATGTTTGATTACGTGTTGATATGAGAGGGGGTGTTGATATGAGAGGGGGTGTTGATATGACCGGACGAGATCTTATCGTTTATATTTTACGGAATGGCCTTGAAGATAGCCCGATTTATGAAGATGGTAAAATCCTTGGTTTCATTACAGCTGTAGAAGCAGCCGAGAAATTTGAAGTCGGAATAGCTACCATAAAAATTTGGGTTAACGAAGGCATGCTGGACGGTGTGCGAATTGGAGAAGAATTATATATTCCAGCAAATGCAGAATTGAAAGGAGCAACAAATAATGAATAAAAAGTTATCTATTGTTTCTTATACCCTGGCAACAATGGCTGGGGTTTGTTTTATCAGTGGGCTTGCTATCCAGCGAAGGGAGAATGTGAAATGGACAGGCTTGATGCCATAATATCCATGTTAGATCATTCATTAGGTACCAGTAAAAAACGTCATATAGTAGGAGGCGTTCTTATGAGTATCTCTCTACTATTTGGCGGTTTAGCAGTAACAGTAGTTTCATTTAAAGAAAAGGAGATTAAAGATGAATAATAAAACAGCATTAGCATTTCTTGTTGGAGCAGCTACAGGTGCGGTTGTGACTTGGAACTTGCTTAAGGCAAAGTATGAGCGACTTGCTCAGGAAGAAATCGATTCGGTTAAGGGTTCATTCATGAGAAATCACGATAATGTCGAATCTGAGGATGAGAATGATGAAGAACCGGAACCAATCAACGAGATTGATGACAAGCCTGATCTGGCTGTTTATACAAAGAAATTGAAAGAGCAGGGATATCTTCAAAATGACGGAATAAAAGACGAGGAAGGAGATGAAGAGATGAGTAAACCTGTTGTTATTTCGCCAGAAGAGTACGGCGAAGAAGATGACTATGATCTGTATAGTTATGTGTATTATGCTGACAAAGTGTTGGCTGATGAAAATAATGAACCGATTAAAAACGTGGATGAGATTGTCGGCGAAGAATCTCTGAATCATTTCGGTGAGTATGGAGACGATTCTGTATATGTAAGAAATGATGAGCGGATGGCTTATTATGAGATTCTTCTTGATGAGGCAAAATATTCCGAACTATTCCCACGTGAGGAGGAAGAATGATAGAACATGAGATCAACGAGGACTATTTTGAATACTTGTATGATTTGATGTGCGGGAGTAGATATTCTAAGAATACTTCTTATCGAAAACTTTTATGGCATTTACATCAAATAGATTTTCGATATGTGATTCCAAAAGATCGAAACCGAGCAAAAGATGGTGTTAGTTTACGACGATCTTTCGCAGTAGATCAAGGATGCGGTGAAGAACCTGAATTAATAACGGATTATTTATCATATCCATGTAGTGTATTAGAAATGATATCTGCTCTAGCCATCAGGTGCGAAAATGATATTATGGACGACCCTAAAATCGGAGACCGAACTGGTCAATGGTTTTGGGGTATGATCAACAATTTAGGTCTTTCTGGAATGACTGATAATCGATACGATGAAGAATATATCGACAAAGTTATCGAACGATTTCTTGATCGTGATTACAGTCCTAACGGAAAAGGCGGATTATTTACAATTCGTAATTGTGAGTACGACCTTAGAGAAGTAGAAATATGGTATCAGCTTTGTTGGTACCTAGATACTATTGCATGAAAGGAGGGGTTGACATGAATGCTCAAAAAAATAATCCAAACGAATTGACAGTCTTTCACGTTGATATGGATTCCGTATTTGACAGATATGAGAATGTTGTTAAATCTAACAAACGATTAACATTTGCATTATTTGCCTGCGCTTCTTATATTCTGATCAAGAATCAGGTAGCTAAGAAAACTACAAAAATGGTTAAAGAGAAACTCGAAGAATTGAAGAAAGGAGAATAAAGATGTAATGGTTGATTTTTTCAAGATTTCGACACGCATTAAAAATAATGGCGTTATAGAAATCTATCCGAAATTTATCATAAAAACAAGCTCCGATCTAATGATTCGAGGTGGCGATTTCTATGCTGTTTGGATTGAAGAACGCGGCTTATGGTCTACTAACGAACAAGACTTGTTAGAGCTTGTAGATCATGAGCTGTATGAATATGCCGAGAAAAACAAGGACAAGCATGGACCTAATCAACATGTTTTATATATGTGGGATTCCGAAAACGGCATAATCGACAAGTGGCATAAATATTGTCAGAAGCAACAAAGAGATTCTTTTCACATGTTGGACGAGAAATTGATATTTTCAAATGCAGAAACGAACAAAAAGGACTATGCAAGCAAACGTCTCAATTATCCACTTGAAGCTGGTGACATATCGGCTTATGAGAAGTTAATATCGACTTTATATTCTGAAGAGGAGAGACACAAGATTGAATGGGCTATTGGTGCTATCATATCCGGTGACTCAAAAACAATTCAGAAATTTATGGTGTTGTATGGTGCCGCGGGAACTGGTAAGTCTACCATCTTGAATATTATTCAGCAATTATTTGAGGGGTATTATTCGGTATTTGATGCGAAGGCTTTAGGTTCCTCCAGTAATTCGTTTGCATTGGAAGCATTCAAAACCAATCCACTTGTAGCAATCCAACATGATGGTGACTTATCAAAAATTGAAGACAATACTCGACTAAATAGTCTTGTATCTCATGAGCTTATGACAGTAAATGAGAAATTCAAGAGCACTTATTCCAACCGGTTTAAGTGCTTTTTGTTTATGGGTACAAACAAGCCGGTTAAGATTACTGATGGTAAGTCAGGTTTGATTCGACGATTGATTGATGTACATCCATCTGGAAATAAGTTATCGCCTAAAGAGTATAAAAAAGCAATAGAGCATGTTGGTTTTGAACTGGGTGCAATTGCTTATCATTGTCACGAAGTATATTTAGAAGACCCGGGTAAGTACGATGATTATATTCCAACAACAATGTTGGGAGCATCGAATGACTTCTACAACTTTGTGATCGATTCTTATCATATATTCAAAAAGGCTGATGGGACTACATTGAAATCTGCTTGGGCTATGTATAACACATATTGCGAAGAGGCAAAAGTCCCATATCCATATTCTCAAAGAAACTTCAAAGAGGAATTAAAAAACTATTTTTGGAACTTCGATGAGAGGATTGATTTGGAAGACGGCTCTAAAGCAAGGAATTGTTATAGCGGATTTAGAACTGATATTTTCGAATCCGAAAAAAAGCCGGCGGGTAAAAATGAGGAAAACAAATCAAGTTGGATAGAATTCAAAGGGCAAGAATCGGTGTTCGACAATGAATGTAAAGAGTGTCCGGCTCAATATGCGTCTTCAAAGGAGACACCGAGTAAAGCTTGGGATAAAGTCAAAACAAAATTGTCTGAAATCGATACATCAAAACTTCATTATGTAAAGATTCCAGAGAATCATATAGTTATTGATTTTGATCTCAAAGGAGACGATGGCAATAAATCCTTTGATAAGAATCTTGAGGCGGCTAGTAAATGGCCGGCTACATACGCAGAAGTAAGTAAGAGTGGATCAGGGATTCATCTACATTATATTTATTCTGGCGATGTGAGTAAACTTAGCAGGGTTTATGATGACGGAATTGAAATAAAGGTGTTTACCGGTAAGAGTTCACTCAGAAGAAAACTCACTCTGTGTACTGATTTGGCGATAGCGACCATTAGTTCTGGGCTACCAATGAAAGGAGAAAAAATGGTAAGTAAAGAGGTGATTAAAAGCGAAAAAGGTTTGAGAGCCTTGATCAAACGGAATCTCAACAAAGAGATCCACCCAGGAACCAAACCCAGTATCGATTTTATTCATAAGATATTAGAAGATGCATACGAAAGCGGAATGAATTATGACGTTTCCGATATGCAAAATGCTGTATTTGCTTTTGCGGCGGGCAGCACTCATCAAGCCGATTATTGCATCAAATTGGTTAACAAGATGCATTTTAAGTCGGAAGAACCATCAGTTGGGACCGATGACGACGGACCTTTGGTGTTCTATGATATTGAGGTCTTTCCTAATCTGTTCTTAGTGAATTGGAAAATGGAAGGCGAAAACAATCCGGTTGTTCGTATGATCAATCCAACACCAGCAGAGATTGAAGGTCTTCTCCGATATCGACTAATTGGTTTCAACTGTCGACGATACGATAATCATTTGATCTATGCCAGATTGATGGGGTATACAAACGAGCAGCTGTATAACTTATCACAGAAAATCATATCTGGGGATCGCAATGCGTTCTTTGGTGAAGCATATAACTTATCCTATACAGACGTGTATGATTTCGCTTCGGCAGGAAACAAGAAAAGTCTTAAGAAGCTTGAAATTGAAATGGGCATTCATCACCAAGAGTTAGGTTTACCTTGGGATCAGCCAGTACCAAAATCGTTATGGACTAAGGTGGCTGAGTATTGTGATAATGATGTCATTGCAACAGAGGCCGCGTTCAAGTATTTATCGGCAGACTGGACTGCTCGTCAGATTCTTGCTGACTTAGCGGATGGTACTGTTAACGATACCACAAATAGCCTCACAACAAAGATTATATTTGGTAACAATCGCAATCCTCAAGATCAGTTCCACTATAGAAATCTTGCAGAGCCGTTTAGTGACATTGATGAAGATACGTACCAATTCTTATCTGAGGCTTGTCCTGAGATGATGGAGCAAACACATGGTGAAGCGGGAAGTCTTTTGCCATATTTCCCCGGATACAAATACGAGAATGGTGTATCTATGTATCGAGGTGAGGAAGTTGGTGAAGGCGGATATGTTTATGCCGAACCAGGTATGTATGGAAATGTAGCATTACTTGATATTGCTTCCATGCATCCACACAGTGTTATTGCTGAATGTTTGTTCGGTGTTAAATATACCAAAGCGTTTAGAGATATCGTAGAGGGTAGAGTTAATATCAAACATGAGGCTTGGGAAGAAGTAAATAGAATGCTGGATGGTAAGTTAACTCCTTATATCCAGAAAGTAATTGACGGAGAGATGACATCCAAAGATTTGGCGAATGCTTTGAAGACTGCGATCAACTCAGTTTATGGACTGACTTCAGCCAATTTCAAAAATGCGTTTAGAGATACTCGTAACAAGGATAACATTGTGGCTAAGCGTGGAGCGTTGTTCATGATTGATCTCAAAAATGAGGTACAGAAGAGAGGCTTTACTGTTGCTCATATTAAGACGGACTCAATTAAGATCCCGGATGCTACTCCAGAAATCATTCAGTTTGTTATGGACTTCGGTAAAAGGTATGGTTATACATTTGAACATGAGGCTACATACGACCGAATGTGTTTGGTAAATGACGCAGTTTATATTGCTAAGTATGACAATGGTGAATGGACTGCTACCGGAAAACAGTTCGCTGTGCCATATTTGTTCAAAACCCTCTTTAGTAAGGAAGATATTGAGTTCTCAGATATGTGCGAGACGTTTGCAGTATCCAAAGGGGATTTATATTTGGATATGAATGAGAACTTACCAGATGTTTCTGGCTTAGAGAAAGATCTTGAAAAGTTAGAAAAGAAGTACAAAGAAGGTAAGATATCTGACACCACATTTGAAAAGGAAACTTATGGTATGGCAGAAGAAATTGCCAAGGGTCATGACTACAAATTCGTCGGACGTGTTGGTCAATTCTGTCCAATTAAGTCTAGTTGTAATGGCGGCATATTGTATCGTATAAATGATGGTAAGACATACGCTGCTCCTGGATCCAAAGGACATCGATGGCTTGAATCTGAGATGGTCGAGTCTTTAGGAAAAACTGAAGATATCGACTTATCTTTCTATGAGGAACTTGTTAATGACGCCATTGAAGATATTTCTAAATATGGCGACTTCGAATGGTTTGTTTCGGACGATCCTTATATTCCTCAAAAACCAGAGGATGATTTCATGTATATTCCAGAGGGATATCCGGACGGAATGCCATTTAACTAAATTATTAAAAATATATTTAAAAAGGAGATTAAAACTATGGAATTAACATTTGCACCAAGAGAAATTTTACAGATTGACGATGCTAGAATCGTCTTCAGAAACTTTAGCGGAGAAGCTTCTAAGTTTAACAATGAAGGAAATCGTAACTTTGCAGTCATTATTCCGGATGAAAAAATGGCTGAAGAACTTCAGAAGAGAGGATGGAATGTAAAGATCAAGCCGCCTAGAGACGAAGAGGACGAGCCATTCATGTATCTTCCGGTTAAGGTTAAATTCAATGACCGTGGTCCAGCCGTCTATCTCCAGACTGGAAAAGCCATGAATCGACTGACCGAAGATGTTGTTGGCTGCTTGGATAATATTACAATAACTAGTGTTAGTATGGATATTCGTCCTTATGATTGGGTTCTTCAGGAAGGAACACCAAACGAAAAGTCAGGACGTACAGCATACTTGCAGTCGATGAAGGTTGTCCAGGAGATTGATCGCTTCGCTGAAGAATTCGAAGATACGGAGGAGCCACCATTTAATTAAAGTATAGAAAATGAGAGCCTTAGCTGGAAATGGTTGAGGCTCTTTATTTTTATAAAAGCCAATAAAAGGAGGTTTAAAATGAGAGTCTTGAACTACGATGTTGACAAGCAAGTTATATCTAAAGATTCACAATGTGATTATTCTAATTTGGTTGCGGGGTCCGAGGGATATTTAAAACTAGCTTTCAACTTCTCAAAAGAATGGGACGGATGTGTTAAGGTAGTTGAATTCAAATCGATGCGAGGAGAAGAATATACACCTGGATATTTGGCTAACGGTCATACTTGTCCAATCCCACCAGAAGCCACGGCTAACAGACGTTTCAAATTCCGAATACTCGGTAAGAAAGAAGGTTACAAAATTACAACAAATTATATGACTATAAGTCAGAAAGGGTGATCAAATGAGCCAAGCAGAAGAGCTATTGAACAGTGTATCTGCTAATAATGAAATAGCGGTACAAACAGCTAATCCAGAAACCGAAGGACATATTATTGTAGATTCTAATCGTTTCATTACAGTTCCAGATGAATTGAAAAGAATCGCAGTAGCAAATGACCATAACATTGAGACTGTCACTTTTGAATGTCCTAGATATTGGGATGGTCATGATTTAAGTCAAATGCAGTTTTATATCAATTACCAAAGTCCTGATAAATCATTAGGATGTTATGTGGTTAAAAGTCTTGAGATTAATCCGGCTACAGACGGCAACATACTGCATTTCGATTGGACTATTACACGAAATGTAGCTAAAGCAGAAGGTAAGGTTGTTTTCTTGGTATGTGCTAAGCAGGTAGATAAAGACGGAAATGAAGTCTTACATTGGAACTCCGAATTGTGCGAGGATCTATACGTATCAGAAGGTTTAGAGTGTGACGATGTTTTGGAAGAAGAATATCCTGATCTGTATACTCAATTATTGGAACTAATCAATAAGGTGAATACCACATATCCTGATATGTATCCGAAAATATTGGAACTTACAAACACGAATAAGAAATACCTAGATGATATCGCCAAAGCTAAAGAAGAGGCTAACGAAGTTTTAGAGGAAGCTAAAGAAGAGGTTAACGAAGTTTTAGAGGAAGCTAAAGAAGAGGCTAACGAAGTTTTAGAGGAAGCTAAAGAAGAGGCTAACGAAGTTTTAGAGGAAGCAAAAAAAGTTTCCGATATTCTGAATGAAGCTGGTATTAGTAATGGATTGTTATACACACCAAATAAATATCATCACTTTTATGAAGATGAGCCTGTCAACATTTTTTCTTCATCGTTAGTTACGAAATTTTTGGATCATAATGGTAACACGATAGATAAACGATATATGATAAAATCGCTAGCAAATGCGGAATGCTCGATCTGGCTAATGGCTAATTTCTGTAGAATTTTGTACCGTGTCCCTTTGAATTATGAACTTTTTCAAGATATATGGACTAGTGCTGGGCAAAAAGTTGAACAAGCAAAAGAAATTTTGAATGGCTTTATTGTGAGGACTATGCATTTCAATTTATCAGAATTGAAAAATAAGGTTGGAGTGAACATAAAGCCATCTTTCAAATCAAGCTATGATGCCGGTGTAGTTTATGCATCTTATGATTTTATTGATTTTAACAATTATGCAAAAATCCTCGGCAAGGTCGATGTCCCTGCAATTATGCGTTTGAAACAGCCAACTTATGATGGGATATTGGAGATATTTCTTCAGGACATAGGTAATTTTATGTATAATCCAAACTACTTATATCCAAATTCAGACAACACAGACGTCAACTTCCCAACGTATTTCACAGTAGACATGACTTTCCCTTGTGAGGAAATTGGTGGAAAAGTTGCTGTTGAGGATCTTGTTAAGAATTATATCGAAATTGGTGGAAAAGTTGCTGTTGAGAATTATATCGAAATTAGCGCAACTGAAGTTAGTACACAGAATAAAACTATGTATTCGGGAGGTGTGGAATAATGAGTTTAGAAAACAACAAAAATTATACTCATAGTGATGCGATTTATAGTTTAATTGAATTTAATCCAAACATGACATACGAAGACTACGTTAGACTAAAAGTCGAATGGTATAAAAGTGTATTTGGTGACGCGAAGTATGCAGTCGATTCACGCAATTATCCTTGTATTATACTCCCATGGCTTAATGGTTCATATGACGAAAATTTTGATTTGTGTATTCGATTTGAACAAATTGCCGATGCACCTTTATCAAAAGAATCAGCATCATTGGGTACGTATATTTCTTTTGGTCTATATGAACAAGTTACTAAAAAGTTTACTGGACGATGTTCGGCCCAATATAACAGAGGAGGGGTAATGAAGCCAACATCAATAGATTCCAATTCCGACGCACATTACAAAGTCAACACCTATGGACTTGACAAAAAAGTAATAAGTCTTGGCGAGTTTTCTAATAATAGAATAAATCCAACATCAATTCCGATGAATTGCATGGTTGCTGAATTTAAAAAGTTAAAGGATGATTCGCCAGTCAATGTGGTGGTGTTCTTACCGGATATAGCGACGGCGGATACAAAGAAATACGATAATTATCCGATCAACTTGTTCTACGAATTTGACGGGGGGGTAAAGAATACTAAAATATACGCATGGGGGTTGACACAATCACCAACGTGTGCATCAATGTATCAATTAAATGACGGGTTCATTTATTCAGATTTATTGTTTTGTTGTTTTCCACACGATCAATCGATATTACAACCGCTAACAATATTTGATTATACTGATACAGTTAATACTGACACTTGGAACAAAAGGTGTATCACCGTTGGTGGCAAACAATTTTCGATAAAATGCGCGGCAGATAATAAATGGAATGGTGGGAATCATAATATAACAATTGCGTTATTAGAAGATTAGGAGTATGTGTAAGTTCAGTTAATGAAACGCCATACGACATGTGGAGCAAAGTGGTCACGATAAATGGTTCGAAGTTCCGTATAGCTATAAATGCAGGGAGTGGTAATACTGGTTTCTCTCGTATTTCGCTAGCAAAAAAGTGAAATAAATCGCGCCAATAACATCTTCTTTAATGAAAGATTATGTTGACAATAAAGAGTCTTGACTAGAAATGGTTGGGGCTCTTTATTTTATATTTTCACGTCACTAAGCCACTGGACAAAACTATCTTAGGAGTGGATCATCATGGAAAGAACCATGAAATTGTACGGAAATAGAGTTTATGGAGTAGAGGTGTCTGACTATGGATTGGAGAATGGATATTTAGATTATCTAACTCTATCTAAAATTGTTGGGCCTTGTATCATGAACAATTATCTTCGTGCGGAGACTATGGAAGATTGGGAAATTGTGGCTGGTGATTTAGGAGAGTCTGATGTTTATCAGGATTACATTATCTCAGAATATGGCTATGAATTCTTAGTAGAGAATACAGATGAGCTAGTGTTCTATAATGAGAAACTCAACATTTATGTTTGGGGAATTTCTCACTTTGGGACAAGCTGGGATTATGTATTGACTAACATTAAACTCGAAGGAGACGATCTATAATGAGGTATGTTGATTACTGCTATGAAATTGTCATAGAAAAATGCAGTGATATGGATTCTGTCTATGAAGACTATATTGAGTTTCTAGTAGGAACTATGGGGCTCTATGATTTAGTCAAATATGGATGTTTAGAAAGCTGTGGTGTGATCAACGGAAGAAGGCTCTATGTCTTAGTGGATCGTGGTAACTGATAATCAAAGATAGAAATTTCTGCAAATGCAGATAAATGAAAGGAGAATAAAAAATGAAAGGGGGAATAAGAAATGAAAAAACGCAGTACATTAGGATTGATATTTGACTTCGTAATGGTACTTGTCACCGGTGGGTTGTGGCTCATCTGGATCTTGATTAGATACTTGAGACGGAGTTGATATAACTAGGTGGGCCCTCTTCGGAGGGTCTTTGTTTTTAATGAAAGGAGAATAAGAAATGAGAACAGAAAGTTGGTGCGGATATGACATTCGCTTTGTAGAGGTTAACGGAGAATGGTACGCAATTCTTAAAGATATTTGTGATGCTTTACAGTTGAGAACTGACAAAGTAGCAAGCAGACTTGATCCGGATATGATGGAAAGGGTCAGAGTTGATGTATGTGACCACCTTTCAAGGGAGGTCAGATCAAGAGCTAGAAAAACACAAGACATGTTAGCAGTTAATGAGATCGGAATTTATGAGGCATTGTTTGCTAGTAGAAAACTCGAAGCACGTAAATTCAGACGCTGGTCCGCAACAGTCATGCAGAAACTAAGATCGCAAGTCGGTCTCGAACAATATGAGGTTATGAGAATGACGGAACCAGAAATTCAGGAAGACATCGATCATATTCTGGATACTTTGTTTTATGACGAAGAGACCGGAAAACTTATGCAATCTGTGACTGTAGCCGGTGGAGACGTAGAGCAGGTAGTTTTTGAAGGGTAATTTCGATCGTGGTAACAAAAAAAAAACAAGGAGGCATTATAATGGGCGAGAATGAAGTCATTACAGATTTATCTGATATAAGATTATTACTTTGCGATTTATCTGATGAACACAAGGTAATCGGTGATGCGGTCAAGAAGCTATTCTCTTGTATCGATTCTAAAATGGATAAATACCGAAATAAAGAAGTAATAATAAACGACAAATAGCAAATTTGACGAATATCGTTAAATGATGAAAGGAGAATAAAAAAATGAAAATGAGAAAAGAAATTTTCACCATAGAAAATGAATTAAGACCTTGTTATATTCTCAATCTTGACGGAAGTAAGGCAAAAGGTTTGTTTCATGGTTGGAGTTTTAATAGTAACATTGTCGCACCTCCAGCGGGTATCGTGACAAGCACCACAGGAATTGTCGAGGTTGAAGATGGTAGTGTTATTTGCGTTAACCCTGGACGTATTCAGTTTTCGAATAACAAATTTGACGAATATTGTTGGGTTGAGAAAGGAGAATAAATATGAGTATGCATAAATTTGAAACTACGTATGGCTTAACGTACGATAAAGTTATCGAAAGAATGAAGGAACTGATTGATCATGAAAAGTTCATTAGGTGCGATTTTGATTGTGCACAATATCACTGGGTTATCGGCGGAGCTGTAGCAGCAGTTATGAGGAAGAATTTTAAACAAAATCTCACTTCAATATTAGGGATAAATGTTGAAGCGGTTGATTGGGATCACAGAAAGATAAGTTCTATTTTCTTGAACATTAATGCTAGTGAACCAAAGCCACGTAGAGTTAATTATGGCACGCGAACAATTGCCAATTACATTGATAAACACCCTGTTGGTAAAGTTGAAATCATACCAAAAAAAGTTATTTTTAACGACCCAGCTACTATTGTATTTTGGTGTGATGGCAGCAAGACGGTGGTAAAAGCCAATGAGTAGATCGTTTTTGAGAGACTACCAGATAGATGCAGTCAATAAAATGAAAACTGGCTGCATTCTAAATGGTGGTGTTGGTTCCGGTAAATCGAGAACAGGTTTATATTACTACTTCAAAGAAAATGGCGGATCAATGATCCCTAGCTATAAGCCCATGAAAAAGCCACAGGACCTGTATATCATCACAACAGCGATGAAACGAGATTCTCTCGAATGGGAGGGCGAGCTTGCGAATTACCACATTTCAACAAATCCAAAAGTCAGTCAGTACAATAACAAAGTTGTAATTAATTCTTGGAACAACATTAAGAAGTATAAAGATATCACGGGTGCATTCTTTATATTTGACGAGGATCGAGTGACTGGTTCTGGTGTTTGGGTTAAGAGCTTTCTAAAGATATCCAAACATAATAATTGGATCATTCTATCAGCAACTCCAGGAGATACTTGGGAGCAGTATATCCCAGTGTTTGTGGCAAATGGATTCTATAAAAACAAAACAGAATTCATTCACGAGCATGTTGTATATTCTCGTTTTACTAAATTTCCGAAAATTGAGAAGTATATCAACACTGGCCGTTTGATTCGATTAAGAAATAAGATCTTGATTGATATGGATTTCCATCGTAACACGACACCTCATCATGAAGACGTATTTGTTCCTTATGATATTCATAAGTACAAAGAAGTTATGAGAAATCGATGGGATCCATATAAGGATGAGCCAATTCAGCAAGCTTCTGGTCTTTGCTATGTTCTTCGAAGGATTGTAAATACTGACGACGCTAGGATTGTGGCTTTGATGGAAATTCTGGAGAAGACACCTAAAGCGATTATATTCTACAACTTTGATTACGAACTGGAGATGCTTCGTCATTTATTCTGGAGCGATGATGGTGTTGAGCCTAATGAATATACAGGCTACGAAGTAGCAGAGTGGAATGGTCACATGCATCAGCCAGTACCCACATCAGATCGATGGATATATTTGGTACAATATAATGCTGGCTGTGAAGGATGGAACTGTATAAAAACAGACACCATTATATTCTTCTCACAGAATTACAGCTACAAAGTTATGACTCAGGCAGCAGGGCGAATCGATAGGCTAAATACACCTTTCACTGATTTATATTACTACCATCTTAAATCTCGTAGTGGCATTGATCTGGCCATTAGTCGAGCATTGAAACAGAAAAAGAAATTCAATGAAACTAGATGGGTGAACGGACAGTGATTCGCGCAACAAACACTTCCTTTAATGAAAGGAGATGGTTAATATGAAACAAAAAAGGATCTATAATAACTATGAATTGATGTTGGCGGATAGAAAAAACATAATTAGAGTTTATGGGAAAGTACCAAGACTAACAGCAAAAATAGTTAATAGACGTTTTATTGGAACAGCAACTTTTTAAGATAAAGAGTCTTAGCTAGAAATGGTTAGGGCTCTTTATTTTTCTTTTAATGAAAGGAGAAATGGCAAATGGACGAATATTTAAAAGAGTCAGCCGAACTTGTAAATTCTATACCTATCGAAGTGATGGGGCCTATAGATCAGTTAAAAGTTATATACGCTTATACGGAACTTGCAGAAAAGATTAGACCTATCTACGAAAAATACCAATCAAAAAAGAAGACATATTTTATAAAAAATAGCAAGGAGGATTAAACGATGAAAGACAAAAGCGGATGCTTATTGGTAAGTTTTGATTTTGGAAATGACGTGCCAGTTGTAATTGTTGGTGAAAAATTACAAGGACAGGATGTCAAAGTGATCAATGCTTTCCAAGATCAAGAGGCTATCGACATTATCAACAAATTAACTACGATGAAAAAGAAAGGAGACGAGGAACATGAATGATATTTCTTATGTTACCAATTTAACTATGACATTAATGAAACTTTACAACTCTGTTCCGGACGGATGTAATGTTGCAATGAAGTTTCATCATGAACAACAGACAATTGAGCTAACTGTAAGTTATGGCATATATAAAAAGACTTTAGTGTATTCTATTGAAACTTTAGCCACATCTACTATTGATATTGTGGCTCTGAGTATACTCGAAGTACTTAAAGAGCTGCAATCGAAATGGGGTTGTTAAAATGAAGATTTCGCATAAAGACTTAAAAAACATCAACCGGCTTTCTAAACGAGAGATGACTATCTACATAGAGAGCATTTACAAAAGTGGCTTTAATGATGGTTATGAAGCTTGTCAAATGCAGAAAGGAGATGCGATTGATTTTGAGCTTTTAAAAATAGCTATTAAGGCCACTGAAGGTATCGGTGATGTTTTGTACGAACGATTAGTTGACACTATCGATAAATTATGTTTTGGAAAGGATGATGAAAAATGATTGAATTGGTTATTGATTTCATGATTATTCTGTGGGTTATTCTCATGGGATTATGCATTTACACTAGAAGACAGTTTAAGAAACATTCTATGAAGATCAAGCTTTTATTTGATTATGTAAAAGCAGTTAATCGAGATCAAGATGCGATAAATGAGATAACTTCATGCATGCTTAGATCTATCGTTAATAGTAACGATGGAGGTGACAAAGATGAAACTACTGACAAAACAGCAGATTAAAGAGGTGTGCTATGAAATAAATCATAGTAGTTTGCCTTTAAAGACTCAGGAACTACTAATCGATTTAGTTAAAGAAGTTAATAAGAAAGGAGAAAGCGATAATGAGTAAAGAAACGTTTAAAGATACTCTCAATAAACACAATTTAAGTGTTAATGATTTTTTAGATCTTCGAGATGAGTGGAATGCATTGAGTTTTTCAGATCGAAAAGATTTAATTGTAGAGGAACAAAAGGAGATCAAGAAAGATGAGCAATGATATTTCTACAATGTATACTAAAGAACTAAATAAACAAAGCGGTCGTAAAGGATGGATCGGTTGGAAGAGTGAAAAAGAAACATCCATAGAACCGGATAAATATGGTGAGTACATCTTAAGACATAGAAAGATAGGCAATGGAAAGAGAGGTAAAAGAAGATGAGTAAAATACTAGAAATTAAACTAAAAGAATGCGGGTGCGAAGATCTTGATGTTTCTGTTCCGGATCACTTCAAGGTATTTTCGATTCCACGTAGACCAAAGTTAGAACTCTCAGAAATCTGTAACATAGTAAAAGAACGAGGTGACGTTGTTTCTGAGGAAGAATTTGATAAGGCTATTGATACTCTAATCGTATATTTTGCACAGGAGCGATTGACTAATATGATGGTAGATATCGAATTCAAAAATCGAAACATGCCTATTAAAATGACTATGAAGGAAATTGAGGTGGCTCTCGGTCATAAGGTAAAAATCGTAAAGGAGAAGAGTCATGAATAAAAAATATTTAGTTGGTGCATGGACCGATAATAAAAATAATCGAAGATTTTTTGAACGTGAGTTATTGCTCTCAGGTTCAGTAGCAGAATGTTTGAAAAAGGCTGTAGAAGATTATAAGGAGGGCGTTCATAATGACTAAAACAGTATGCGATTTTTGTAAAAAAAATCCAGGTAGTAAAAGTTTTAAAGTTAAACAACGAACATATAAACAAGGTTTTTTTCATCTCAAACGTACATGGATATATGTTGATATTTGCTCACGATGCTATGAGAAATTGTTTTCGCCATTTGAACCGTTTGTTATGCCAATTGAAAAAGAAGATAAGGAGGTGACAAAATCATGAAAGTAAGAGATATACTTATGACTTCTAGTTGTTGTATTGTAACAATTATGAACGGTGTTTTTGAAGCTATCGGGATTGATACTAATCATTTCGATATGTCGATGCTATCTGAAGATTTGTTGGAAAGTAGCATAAGAAAATTTGAACCAGACGGTAAACGTATCAAAGTTTGGCTAGAAAATAAGGAGGTTAAGAAATGACACATCGCGAACGAATTAAAATTTTAAAAGAATTGAAAAAATGGCCAGTTTCGACTATAGATGAAAAACTCGAACAGGTTGAAGAGTCCTTAAATTGGGCTATAAAAATTTGTGAAAAACATACAAGTAAAAAGGAGGCAAAGAAAAATGATTAAATTAGAAAATGTAGTACTGGCGAGTCCAGAGCAAATGAAGTTTATCATTGAAGGTATGCGAAATCCTATGAATTCATGGGATAAGAGTGATAGTGAAGATTGCTGTCGTTATAATTGTAGGGATGACATTCATACATGTCCAAAAGGTGGGTTTGTTATTGGTCCAAACGACTATTCACTCATGCGGCGTTTAGCAAAAGCTGGAACTGATCATAGAAAATTTATGAGAATGATGCCAGTGTATGTGAGAATTACAGCGCCTTTGTATTGGTAGTTCTTTCTGCCAATGAAACACTTTTCCTGTTTATCAGCAGGGGTCACGCGAATGATACATTTTAGCGTGGCTAACGGGGAACCGCCCATTGGAATCCCGTGGGAAACATTTCAAAAATATATTTCGCGATTGTTACACCTCCTTTAATGAAGAAAGGAGTGATAATTATGAGTAAATATTATGCTTATGTTACAAAAAATATGAGTTGTTATTTCGAAAATGAATTGGCAAAACATGGGGGCATTATTGTAAGCCGTGAGTCAATTAAAGATATTCGCTATAACGAATTATATCATTATGTAGTAGAAGCAAAAGATGGAATCATTGATCCTAGATTTAAAATGGAAGGGGCTTAGGCTCCTTCTTTTATATTTTTGAAATGAACCTGTAGAGACTATCCCCCTATGCCTTCTGGGCGGGGGAGTAGGGCTACTATTGATACGTAGCTGGGTTTTAGGAAACGAAGCCCATGAAAACCGAAACGGTGTCCTATTGTTTATATTATTGTGTGTGAAAAATTTATGGCGGATTTATATTTTATAGAAAGAGAGGTTATTAGATGGGTAATAATAAACTTTATCACCATGGCATAAAAGGTCAGAAGTGGGGTATTAGACGCTATCAGAATAAAGACGGAAGTTTAACATATGCTGGTAGAAAAAGACATAATGAGTTCACCGATACCGAGAAATCTGTTATTAATAAGTTGTCGAATTCATATTCTAATTTTACTAAGGAATCTGTTAATATTTCGGAAATTAAGTTTAGAAGTAATATTGGTTCTAAAGACGCTTATGAGTGTGCTGGATTAGCTAATGAAATATTCAATAGGGCTTCTAAAATTGAACCAAAAATAACAAACGATGTTATATCAGCTGTTAGTAATTCCGGATGCAAAATGTATGGACTCAAATATAGACTTAAGCAACCCACATCAATGGCTGGGAAAATAGCTTCCGATGCCAAAGAAAAAATATAAGTTACAAAGAAGCGGCTAATGGTATTAAAGATTCTATTAGATATACGTCAATATCCAATAGAAAAGATTTTGTCAAAAATTATAATACTATAAAAACAGATCTCGAGAGTAAAGGATACAAAGAAATACGGTGTAAAAATTATTTCGAATCATATAGACAAGGAAAAGTAATGCATAAAGCTGTACAAAGTGCGTTTAAAGATAAAAACGGAAACATATTTGAATTGCAATTCCATACGCCTTCTAGTCAAGCAGCAAAAGAGCTAAAACTTCCTTTATATGAAGAAAGAAGAAAAGTTGGCATTAACAAAATTAGAGCTAAAGAACTCGAATCTGGTATGCGATATTTAGCAAATAGAGTAAGGGATCCAAAACATATTGACGGTATATTAAGTCATAGTGACGTTGATACATCTAATTGCTATATCGAAAAAGGTAAAAGATTTTTAGACATGTATTTATAAAAACACACAAAAACAATAGTAAAAGATAGTCCATTAATGGGAAAGAATTCGATACTTACAAAGTAGGTACTGTTGCAAACTCTTGCTCAACTATGCACAAAATTCAGGAGAAGGAGTTTACGCTAGAGGATTTCTCGACGGAACATTTGTTTGCTCCATATAGTTTATATTTTAATGACGATATTATTACATTGAACGAATGTCGTGAAAAATATCTTGAAACCAAAGGCAGTAAATATTGGTGGCAGATGATCCAGCTTCTTCCAAGTAGCTATAACCAGACTCGTAATGTCATGCTAAATTATGAAGTGCTGGCGAATATCTACAAATCTCGAAAAAATCATAAGTTAGATGAATGGCGAGAGTTCTGTAAATGGATCGAGAACTTACCATATTCTGAATTGATTACAGGTAAGTATACAAACGAAATAGACGATCTAGAATAAAAGGAGGTAAATTGATGATTATTACATTTACACAATTATGTGTTGGAATTGTTATAGTGGGTGCAGTTGGCATTGTAACATTCATGTCGAATCTCTTGGAGAAAGACAGCGAAACTTATCTTATTGGTTGGATGATCAGTACGATTGGATTCGGTGTTTGTTTGACCGTAATATTATATTTAACTGGAATAATATCTAAAATATAAGGAGGATTAAAGTTATGTCAAAGATTTTTAAGATTAGCGGGTATTTGGTGGACCCTAATGGACAACATACAGCAGATCACATCAAAGATTCTATAGAATCAGACATGTACTACGGACCTGGTATATTTACTCAGCATTTACATGTTGAAGAAAGAGGCATTGGTAAATGGGATGATAAATTACCAATAAACCAGAAGAACTGTGATCTGTATGAATGTGAGAAATATTTTAAAGGTGATGATGGTTGGCCTATCGATACTGACAGAAAAATACTTCTTTGTGTTGGCGAGAAATACAGACATTTCAAAGGTAAGATTGTGCAGATTTTGATGATAAGTCAGGACACAGAGATGCCTGGACAGTTCGTTGTTGTGTATAAAGACGAGGATGGATATGTTTGGCATCGACCGATGGGAATGTTTATATCTGAGGTAGATCATGAGAAGTATCCTAATGTTGAGCAGAAGTACAGATTCGAAAGAGTTAAGGAGGAATAAAAATATGGAAGATAAGACAATCAATGAAAAGAAGATCGACGATATCGTGAATCGTTGCAAACGTGCCATGGATGTATCGTATTACAAATACGGTGAAGCACGTAAGAACTTTGGGGAGGGTCGTGTGGATGCACTCGGCTCTCTTGATAATTGCTTGATTAAATTCAACAAGACTAAGAACACTGAATATTTGCAGGATGCTATTAACTATCTGCTGTTCCGTATGTTATTTCCTCTTCCAGGAGATCATTATACACCAACAGATTCGGACGGTTCGGCCGGTGTCGACGGAACACCTGTAAATATGGAATAAGGAGGTAAATACATATGGCTACACATGACAGATATGAAACTGACATTTTAAAACAATTAAAAAGGATTGCTTTCGCGCTTGAATATATCGGTAGAGGTATGCCTCATATTCCAGAGGCCAATATTGATACTGATGGTGTTGAAGTTACTTTGTTTAATCAACAGAATAAGGAGGATTAGAATATGCATAAAAGACTTCATAATAATGGTGAAAGCTATAAAGAGAAGGCAATCACGGCCGCTAAAGAGTTGCACTATGGACCGGAGGTTATTGCAAAACTCGAAAAAGCTGTAACTGACCAACAAATCGAAAACATCATGTATGATGCGAGACATGGAAGGAGATAAGCTATGAAACGATTAATTACACTTGGACTTATATTTTCATTATTACTGATTACACCTTATGAATGCTTGGCTTTGAGTAAAGATCAGTGGCGGCGGGCTAATACTATTGCTAAGGTTACTGCTGAAAATTATGAGGAGCTTGGAGTACTTCCTTCGGTTGCAGTAGCTCAGGCATTCGTTGAGAGTACACTAGGCGAGCATTGTTCAGAGAATAACCTTTGGGGTATTAATAGTTGCGCTGAATCATACCCATCTCTAGAAGCTGGTATAATGCGATATTTGACTGTTATTAATAATGGTTGTTATCCTGGCGCACCTTTTGAAAAGGATTACCGTGAACAGATTCGAAAGATTATTGCTGGAGGATATTGTGAGCCTGCCGGTCCTTATATTAATAATGTCATTTGGAGTATAGAGCATTATGGTTTTGATAGGTATGATGAGATGCTTCCTGAATATTACACTTTGAAGTATTCGAAGAAGTGTCCAGATTATACTATAATGATTAATTCCGAAAAAGCTAGTGAGGATACAGTCGTGGAGATCGATGGTGCTTTCTTCGATGCTGTGAAAAAAGGCGGTAAAAAGAATGTGATTCTCGTAGCTGATAAAGAATTAGACGGTAAAGAAGTAACAATTGATTTTATTGAAAACGTGAAAGGATGATAGATTATGAGTTATTTACAAATTTTAGGGCTTGTTGTGTTGGTTTTCTTCTGTATTTTTACGATTGCAGATCGTATTTGCAAGTGTTTTGAGCGGTGTAATATGGCAAAAACGTTCAAAAAGTACATGGAAATGGCTACGGATGAGTATAAAAATGAGGAAAAATAGGCTGATTCGGTGTTGACCGAAAGCAACACGTAGTCAAAAACTGTTGCTTTATGACAACAGGCTTATGGCGAATACCCTCAAAAATGGTGGGTGTTGACCCCCGACAACAGTTTGAACTTGAAAAAAAGCCCGAAATTCCGGGGGTTTCAGGACCTGTGTTGCTCAGAGTCAACACCCTTAACCATTATAAAGAAAAAAATAAATATATAAAGAACTAATTGGGGGTGTTGACCCCCGACAACACCTATAGTATTTTCGCAAGAAAGGAGTTGATTTATGAGTGAAGTAGAATTTATTGACATTTTTGCTGATAACTTACGAGACCTAATGAGGTCACAAGGAATTAGTCAGCGAGAGTTATCAAGGGAATCTGGCGTGGACAATGCGGCGATATCAAGATATTTGAAAAAAGAGCGTATGCCAACGGTTAAGTCTTTGATTAACATCGGCCTTGCATTAGATTGCGATCTTGATGACTTAATACCATTTTACGATTTCATTCACTAATTTACATACTTATAAAATCGAGAGGGTTCTAGCTAAGCTAGGGCTCTTTCTTTTATTTTTAGGCTGTTTTAAAATTCGCGAAAATTACAGGCCCTATTATAGAGAGAATATGTGAAATTTATTTTTTAGTGTGTTCTCTTTTTATTTTTGGAAAGGAGACCCACATATGAAAGAAAGTAAATTTCAGGCTGATCTTAAGAAAGATCTAAAAAAAATGTTTCCAGGTTGCATTGTAACCAAAATGGATTCTGGTGATATTCAGGGAATTCCTGATCTTTTAATTCTGTTTAAAAATATGTGGGCCACCTTGGAATGTAAGAAAAGCGCGAAAGCACATAGACAGCCTAATCAAGAATATTATGTTGGACTGATGAACAAGATGTCTTTCTCTAGATTCATTTGTCCTGAGAATAAGGAGGAAGTATTAAATGAACTTCGAAAAACATTCAAATCTTGAAGGGCTGCATGCTCCGTTCAGTGCTAGTCAATCTAGCTGGTTACGATACGATGATGATCGAGCTGTGGAAGTATATTTAAATAAACAAGCAGCTTTCATGGGGACCAGATTGCACGAATGGGCAAAGACAACAATAGACTTAGGAATTAAACAACCTCGTTCTAAGAAAACTCTTTATGCGTATGTAAATGACGCTATTGGTTATCAGATGAGCACTGAGGTTGTTTTATATTATTCTAATCGTTTCTTTGGAACAGCGGATGCTATTTCATTTAAAAATGGGATGCTAAGAATCCATGACTTAAAGACTGGAAAGTCTGGAAAGATCGAGGATCATGTTGAACAGTTGGAGGTGTATGCTGCTCTATTTTGTTTAGAGTACAAAGTAAAACCAGGCGACATTAAGATCGAATTACGAGTGTATAAGAATGATGAAATTCTTTATCACAATCCAACGGCTGAAGACATTGTTCCAATTATGGATAAGATTGTACATCTTAATAAGATACTTGAAAAACTTGATAGCGAGGAGGTTTGATATTTATGAATCCAGTGGCGGAAGAAATATTGTCAAATTATGTCACCATAAATCCAGTGGCTAAAGATATTCTTATGCACTATGGAATGCCTCGTCGAAGTGGACGATATCCGTGGGGATCTGGTGACGATCCTTATCAACATGGATCTGGTGACTTCCTCAGTCGAGTGGAAGCTTTGAAAAAGAGCGGTTGGACCGAGACAGCTGAAAACATTAAGAAAGAATTTGGCGAAGGTGTTACACTGAATGATTATCGAAATGAAAAGTCTTGGTGTAACTATGAAAGAAGACTTCGTCAAGTTGAAACAGCTAAGAGACTCAGAGATAAAGAAGGATTGAATAACACTGAGATTGGTAGAAGAATGGGTATCAATGAATCGTCTGTTCGATCCTTACTTAATCCAGACTCAGAATCAAGAATGAAAGCAGCAGCAAACACTGCTGACTTCTTGAAAAAGCAAGTAGACGAAAAGGGTATGATCGATGTTGGTGCTGATGTAGAGAAGGAACTCAACGTTACAAGAACTATGTTGGACACAGCCTTATATAAATTACAGGGCGAAGGATACAACATATATACAGGCGGTATTCCACAGCCAACGAATCCTGGTCAACAGACCAATCAGAAGGTTCTTGCTAAACCAGACGTACCATATAAAGATATTTACGATTTTGATAAAGTCCACACAATCAATGAATATATTTCACGTGATGGTGGCGATACATATGAAAAGAAATTCCATTATCCAGAAAGTCTAGATTCAAAGCGTCTTAAGATTCGTTATATGGAAGATGGAGGAATCGATAAAGATGGAATCATTGAGCTTAGACGTGGATGTGATGACCTATCTTTAGGCGAATCCAGATATGCTCAGGTAAGAATCATGGTTGATGGTAAGAAATACTTAAAAGGTATGGCAGTATATTCGGATGACATGCCAGATGGTGTTGATGTTATTTTTAATACCAACAAATCGAAGAAGGTTGCTAAGTTAGATGTTCTTAAAGATATTAAGGATGATCCAGACAACCCATTCGGTTCCCTCATCAAAGATGCTGATCAAGGCGGTCAGTATTGGTATACAGATTCGAAGGGTAAAAGAAAGCTTGGTCTTATTAATAAAAGATCAGATGAAGGTGATTGGGAAGATTGGAAAGACGCATTACCATCTCAGTTCTTAGGAAAGCAATCTCGCTCATTGGCAAAACAGCAACTTAAACTTGCGAGAATAGACAAGCAAGCTGAGTATGATGACATCATGTCTATTAATAATCCAACAATCAAAAGACATATGCTTGGTAAATTTGCCGATAGTTGTGATGCAGCAGCCGTTGATTTAAAGGCAGCAGCATTACCTGGTCAGAAGTACCATGTTATTATACCTATCACATCCATGAAAGATACTGAGATCTATGCACCTAAGTATGATAATGGAACTAAGCTAGCACTTATTCGATATCCACATGGTGGAACATTTGAAATACCTATTGTTACTGTAAACAACAAACACCCAGTAGCTAAGAAGTTATTAGGTAAAGACATTACTGATGCTGTAGGTATTAACAGTAGAGTTGCTGAACGATTGTCGGGAGCAGACTTCGATGGTGATACAGTTATGTGTATACCAACTCATGACCCTGCTGGTAAGGTAAAGATCAGATCTAAGAATGAGCTTGAAGGTTTAAAAGGGTTTGATCCTAAAGTGGAATATGGCGGTGTAGCTAAAACCGGTACTGATGGAAAGACTCGCTATTATCGAAATGGTGCTGAGTATCCAATCATGAAGAGAACTGACCTGGAAATGGGTAAGATTTCAAACTTGATTACCGACATGACTTTAGCCGGAGCTGATGATAAAGAACTAGCGAGAGCCGTTCGACACAGTATGGTAGTTATTGATGCCGAGAAGCATAAGCTTGATTACAAGCAGAGTGCAATCGACAATAACATAGCTGAGCTTAGGAAAGAATACCAAAGACATGTCGATTCTAAAGGTAAGGTTCGTTATGGTGGTGCATCCACTATCCTATCAAGAAGTAGTGGTGAGTATGATGTGGATAAACGAGAAGGCTCCCCGTCTGTCAATGTAAAGGGTAAGCCCTGGTACGATCCAAACAGACCGGAAGGCGCCCTCATTTATAAGACGGCACGCCCAGAGAAATTATACAGGCCAGATTACACCACTAATAAGAAGACGGGTCTCCGGGAGATTAAGACCACTGATGGTAAAACCATAGCTTATAATCCAAAAGACCCTAAACAAAGAGCTGATTATACACCTATAAAGAAGGTGGATCCAGACACCGGTGCTGTTAAGTTCACCAATAAGGCTGGAACCCTTCAATATAAGAGTAAGAAGGTAACACAGAAGTCTACTAAAATGGCTGAAACAGATGATGCGTACAGTTTAGTATCAGAAGCTAAACACCCTATGGAAATCATATATGCTGATCACGCCAATGCTATGAAGTCAATGGCTAATCGAGCACGTATTAGCATGATGAATACTGGTAGATTACAGTTCTCTAGCTCTGCTAAGTCTACATATAGAAAAGAAGTAGACTCATTAATGAGTAAACTGAATGATGCAAAGCTTAACAGTATTAAAGAAAGAGCTGTTTTAAGAAAAGCTAATGCCGAGATCAAAGCTAAAAGAGACGCTGATCCAGACATGAAGACAAAGGATGTTAAGAAGATCTCACAACAAGCAGTTTCTAAGTATAGAGAAGAAGTTGGTTCTATCTCTAGAAAGAAACGAAACATTGAGATTAGTGATAGAGAATGGGAAGCTATTCAAGCTGGTGCTATCTCTGATGCTAAGTTGGTTGAGATACTGAACAATACAGACATCGATAAGCTTAGAGAAAGAGCTACACCTAAAGTCAGAACTACATTAACATCTTCACAGATTAGCAGAATCAAATCACTCAGTGCTAACTATACCATTGCAGAGATTGCTAAGAAGATGGGTAAATCGCCTTCGACTATTTCAAACTATTTGAAAGGAGTGAACTAAATGTTAAAAGAATGTAGATTAACGACAATCGACAATCCTTTTGATCCATTTGAACAATTCACTTCTTGGTATTTGTTTGATATGGAAAAAGGTTATGATTGTTGTGGTCGTATTGATCGACTCATCAATGTGTCTGATGATATGACTGAATTCGAAGTAGAAAAAGAAAAGGAACGAGCAATTGATCGATTAATCGAGATTGATCCTTTAGACATCTACAAAAAAGTTGTAAGAGAGAAAAAAGAAGAGGCTTAGGCCATGTGAACGATCATAAAAGGATAGAGGGGGGTCTGCGAAAAATGCACCCCCTCCCC